GCATTATGATTTTGGAAGCATTCTTTTGCCAGCACAAGTAATTTGCGGTGACTATCACCCTTTTCGAACGAAGTGTCATTTTGGACTCAATGTTTCGCCCTTTTCGAACGAAGTGTCATTTTGGTCACTATACTAGACAACAATCCTCCCGGAAGTGTACTATCCTTCCATCTCTCTCACACTTTCCAAGGAGGCGCTACCTTGGGCTTTAATCCTGACGATCCCGACGAATACCTTAAGAGTTTGCAGGGATGGCACGAGGCCATCGAGCAAGAGTTCGAGATTGCAAAGGCTACTGGTGATCCCGAGAAGGTTCGCCAGGTAGCCAAGAAAGTCATCGGTGATCGCATCCCGGATTTCGCGAGGAACCTCGTAGACATCGCGGATCATGGTTCGGATTCAGCACGTCTCAATGCGATTAAGTTCGCATTCGAGTTCTTCTTCGGCAAGGATGCCTCTGCTACCGAGCCGGAGTTCGAGAAGATGCTCAAAGAGCTTAGGAAGGAGCCAACTTGACCGAGACGCCCGAACCCACCAAGCAACCACCCGAGCAGTCCAAGATGCATCGCTTCCAGGTCGGAGATAGGGTCGCAATCTTGCATGGTGACATTTCACCAGCGGATGATTCCGCGGCACCTACCATGAATACCGAGGGAGAGATCGTTGCCTTCGACAATGATGAGCACACCTACCTCAGGGTCAACTTCAATCCCAGTGAGTACCCAGAAGACTACGCTGACCCCAAATGGACAGGCGGCGAACTGGTCGTAACCGAGGACGAGGTACGTCGGGTTGGCTGAAAGCACCAAGATAAGCCACGCACAACCCGCACCATCCATCGGAACTGCCAGGCAAGTCAAATTAGAGCCTGAAATGCCACAGAAGCGCGTGGAAGTCCATGCCACTGTGGTGGTGGGTGAAGAACATGCTGCAATACTGACCAAAAGACTCGGGTATACCGTCAAAGCCGGGGACGAGTTCCCACTAGGACTGGTAGCTGGGTATGATCCTGACCCGGTCTTGAATGAAGAGTTGCAGGCTCAAGCCAATGAGAGGCACATCTTCAACGATCCCATAGAGGACTAGGAGCATCTAATGGCATTTGGCGTGGCAACTGTGGTGTCCAACAAAGGCAAGGCAATGCTCGCTGATCGTCTCAGAACTACTCCTGGAACCTATGCTACGTCTCCGAGGTATATCGGAATTGGCACAGGGGCTACAGGAGCCGCGAGAACAGCCGTTGCTGCTGATGTGGCACTCAGTACAGAAGTCGAAACTCGTGCTGCTGGCACGGAATCTACCGTTACTACGACACAAACGGGCGATACCTACCAGACCTTAGGGACAGTATCGATTACTACGGGAAGGGCCATCGACGAGGCTGGGACATTTGACGCCTCTACTGTGGGGAATATGTCTGTCTCTGCGACCATGAACGTGATCAACCTAGTAAGCGGTGATTCCTTGCAGCTTACAGTGAAAGAGCAAGTAACATGATCGGTCAAGAGCATGATCGGTCTAGGTAGGCTCTACAGCCTTGTATTCGAGAACGTCTCAATCGCGGCCGCGCAAGATTTGTTCTACATCAAGCCTGCCGCGGATAAGATGTGCGTAGCTGAGGCTATCTACCTCAATAATGTTGGGGGTACAGCAGACGCCGGCGATGCGCAGGAAGAATTGCTGAGGGTCGTTATAGATAGACTCCCAACTGCCGTTACTGTGGGTACGGGTGGAGCGGCATCTACAGCTACGACCCTAGGCCCTGTGGAAGTGAACGATACTGCCGCGTCTTTTACAGGAAGAACGAATGACACTGGAGTAGCGACCACTTCGGGTACGATAAGGACAATCCACCCTGATGGATGGAATGTTCGAATCCCTTACGTTTGGCTACCACCACCCGAGCATAGGATCATGGTTGCCAATCCGGAGGCATTGGTCTTTAGACTTCTCAGCACGCCCGCAGATGCGATCCTCTGTTCCGGTGTGATTTACGTCAGAGAGCTTCCTTAATCTGTGGCTGATCCCGTAAGCCCTGTGGCCGAATGCCTCGCACGTTGTTGCGAATGTTTCCATTTACCTGTGGATGTCCTCAAGGTACTATCGAAGGAACCGGAAAAGGTGCCGGATGGGGAATACATCCGTGACATGCTGATCTGGGTAGGCCCAGATTACGCGAGAGATTGTCATCGTGAATGGGGATTCACTGAATGGGAGCCAGATCCCAACGAATTCTACTTGTCGTGTAAACACTGGAACTTCAAAACACGGCTCTGCATGGATTACGAGAACAGACCAAAGATGTGCCGTGATACTGGTGTAATCAAGCCTTGTGCCTTTGGGTGCGGTTGCGGTGTCTAGACTTCGTACCGATGGTGCTGAAGGTATGGCAGCAGCCTTTGCCGATTCTACATGGGCTTCTAGCATGGGCTGGACTGCGGTTAACGGAACTGGCAATGTCCCGACAAGAGATACAGCTAACGCTAGATCGGGTGCTGCTTGCTTTAAGTGTGATAGTGCGGCTAACGTAACATCACATTTAGGAACGAATGTTACGCTTGCAATAAACACGACATACTTAATGCGCGCTTACATCCGGACAACACTAGTGCCGGGCGGTATTTCGCCACAAATAATGGGTGGTTCCGCCCCCTTTATTACCATTTTTACGGGTGGAGTTCTACGTTGTTTCGCTGGTGGTGCCGCACAAGGTGATTCTACTGCTGTGGTAAATGACAATGCTTGGCATTGTGTCGAAATGTCATTTACTATCAGCGGTACTGTCACAATCTACACAGCAGCAGAGGCGCGGCTTGATGGTACTAGGTTCGCAGCATGGAGCGGATCGACATCCTTTGCATCGCCAGGTTCAGTATTCAACTGTGGCTGGTGTACTGCTCCTGGCTCGGGTTTGCCCAATAGCGTCCTTTACGTAGATGATCTAGCAGTGAACGACAATACTGGAGCAGCACAGAATACTTGGCCAGGTGAGGGGAAGGTAGTCCTGCTACTCCCAATTAGCCCCGATAATGCTCGCGGTGCAAACTGGGTAGCTGGTGCTGGTGGAACAACAAATCTTTGGGACGCAGTAAATAACGTTCCTCCTGCTGGTGCTGCAACTGGTACAAATACTTCGCAACTTCATAATATAACCAAAGACACAACGGGCAATTACGACGCGAACCTTACGACATATACGACTGCTGGTGTCGGTGCGACTGATATAGTGAACATTGTCCAGCCTATCTGGAACGTTTCTGGAGCAAACGCTACTGCGGCGGCTCAGCTTGTTTCTAATCCAGTGGCAAATGCTGGTGCTGCTTCGACTGTTAGCTGGACTGGTTTCGCACCTGGTGCCTTCCCTACAAACTGGAATTGGGTAGCTCCGCCCGCCCAATTTGTCTATAACCCCGCTGTTGCTAAGGGCACAAGTCCTGTCCTTCGCGTTGGTAAACGAACTAACGCGACAACAGAAATTGCTGTTGATTTCATGGGCGCGCTAGTCGAGTATGCTCCTCCACGGTCGTTGGTTTACACAGACAGACGCAGAGCGCGCAATCCTCTATTGAGGCGCTAGCTTGACTGTCTTTAGAAGAGTACCTCCCAGAATCAGAAACAGAAGGTTCCCGAGTTGGGTCGGTACCCAAGGGTTCAAAATCGCACCTGTGGGGGGAATAATCAACGATGCCACACGCGTTATTGGGCGAGATGGCGATGCCCTCTATAATCAGACGATAGCAGGCTACCTCGATCCAACAACTCCTGGTAATACTTCTTGGGGCCTACTTCATACCAACAATGTATGGCAAGCCCAATCTTTTGTTTCTAGTATCTCAACGTCAGCGTCCTCACTCGATTTGCATTTGATGATAAGTAAGGAAGGTTCGCCAACTGATAATCTCATATTTGAAATCTATTCAGATAGTTCAGATTTCCCCGGTTCACTTCTAGCAACTACATCTTTTTCAGAAGCGTCTCCACCCTCTTCGGGGAATCAAACCTGGATGGTTTCTTTTACTAACGTAACATTGCAGGCGGGCACGACTTACTGGCTCTCCGCACATCGTAGTGGATCGACGGATTCAACTAATTACATTGCGGTCAGCGCACAAACTGGTACTTCTTATGGTACATCTAAAAGAAGTACGGATAGTGGAGCTACTTGGGATCCTAGTACTGGAAATCCAATCTTTACCTTTGTCAAGCCTGGTGGTGATAGTTCCTACGGTCTATGGCGCAGTAGCACGAACCTCGTTCCTAACGGCGGATTTGAGAGTAATATTACTGGTTGGTCTAATGGTACACGTATAACTACGGATAGTAAATTTGGCAATGCATGTATGGATTTACTTGTACCGAGTGCAGATCAGAACACACTATCTGACAGAATCGCTGTAAATCCATCTTCTAGTTATATATGTTCAGCTTTTATTAAAAGTTCTTCAAAATATCGACTTGAAATCACATGGTATACATCTGCTCTTGCAATAATCTCTATCAGTACGAGCGGAACTCTGACTGGTAATGGATCGTGGCGACGTGATTCAATTAGTGCAACCAGTCCAAGTAATGCAGCTTTTGCTTCCATAAATATTAACGACCAAGCATTTAGCACGAATACTTACCCTTACGATTTTTATATAGATGGAGTCCAATTCGAAGCACAGCCCTATGCAACTCCCTATATCGAGACCAATGGAGCTTCTGCGAGTCGAGCGGCCGGTCATGTTAACGTTCCTGCTAGGTTGTTGTCAGTTTCGCAAGGTTGGATTTCCCTTCGATTTCGGCCTCATAGTTTTCTTGTGGATAGTGTTAGCCGTAGATTATTCACATTTGGAGCAGACAGCAGCAACTTCTTCTTAGCAATCTTTGCAACTGGCGCTACTCCTTTCTTAAGAATCCAGAATATTTCTGGAGGAAGTGTAGTCGGACTTGCAACTCTTTTTCCCTCTTCGTCTCCCTCTGAAGGAGATGTCCTAACTGCCACTTTTTCGTGGAATGCCAGTAACTTAAATATTTCGTACAATGGCTCAAGTTTTACCTCCGGAGGACGCGGAGCTGGCTCTTTTGCAGGTAGTAATCTCGCTATTGGTGATGATTTTGTTAGTAGCACAGGGGCTATCATCGATTCTGAAGTTCTTTGGGTAGCTGCTGGTACTGGTACACTCTCCGACGCAGATGCGGCAACCATCCATGGTTTTGGCGATGCTGGATCAGCAATCAACTACCCTGCTCTATCTGCTCCGACGATCTACTGGCCTGCTGATACAGACGTTTTCTATGTACCGACAATTTCGACAGGAGCTTTGGTAACTGCTACGCTCGCTGCAAGTGTAGTGGGATCACCCGTACTGATTCATAACCCTACGAAGGTATTAGCACCTACAGTCGTAGGTTCGCCGAGCATAGTCCGAGCGCCGACTAGAATCCTCGTACCTACTGCTATCATCAGTAGTCCTAAGGTAGTCAAGCAACCATCTCGGACGTTTTCCTTGACTGTAGTAGGAAATCCGACAGCTAGCAGGACACCACAGAGAATCCTCAATGTCACTACTATATCATCGGCAACTGTTATCCGAAGTCCTGGGAAGGTACTCCAAGGAGTTGGGGCAACAGTTGCAACGCTCACACGTTCCGGGGCGAAAGTCCTGAATGCGATCACAGTAACTGCACCCGCGATCATAAAGCAGCCAATTCGTACATTGTCTGCCAGCATCACAACAGTTGCCTCGATTACCGCAAGATTGGTCGTAACAAGAGTTCTGAGTGCAGTAGTCGGAACAACTGCAACGATTTCCCGCTCAGCCGTCAAGGTCTTGACTGCTACTGTGGGCAGTACAGCGGTTTCGATCAGGAATCCCTTGAAAACGTTAGCTACAACCGTGGTAACTGTGGCTTCCCGGACAGTTGCGAGCGCACGTACATTCTCTACCACAGTAACGGCAATTGGAGCGATTAGACGAGTATCATCGAGGACACTTTCGGCAACTACTACTGCAACCGCGACAGTTGTACGAACTGCCCTGAAAATTCTAGCCGCAAGCATTGCTGTTGTGGCAAGTCGGATAGTTAGCGTGTCTCATGCGCTAGTCGCGGTAGCAGTCGCAGTACCAAAGACGATCCGCAACGTATCGCACACAATAGCCGCTAGTGCCACGGGAATTCCAAACATCACGCGCGGAGGGATCACACTCTCTGCAACTGTGGGTAGTGTGGCAACTTCGATCAGGAATGTCGCAAGAACAACGACAGCTAGCGTAACTGTAACAACAACTAGAGTGACGAACGCTGCTCATACGCTGTTCGGCGCAGTAACTACAACCTCTGACGTTGATACCACAACGTCAAGGAGACTAGTCGCAAGTGTGACAATTATACCGCGAGTTGGGCGTAGTCTCGTAAGGTCATTGGCATCAAGCGTCATTGTCCAAGCAACGATCAATTCTTTGATAGTTCGTTCGCTAATCGCGCTAGTAACTACTGCGCCGGCGATGGTTCGCAAGGTATCTCGTACCATCAGCGGTAGTGCCGCGACTGTTGCAACAATCCAGCGCGGGGCGAACATTGTCACGCGGACAATTGCAGCTACTGTGGGTACCAGCGCAAAAATCGCTACATTACCGAGTAAGACGCTGACTGTTACCACTGTGGTCGTGGCATCTGTGGCCCGTTCCGTTACTAGAACGATTACCGCGACCTCTGTGGTAGTGCCGCGAGTGATCAGAAACATCGGAAGGATTCTCGATATCGCGACTACAAACGTCACATCCTCTGTGGTTCCTAGCGTTACTAGGAGCCTTAATGCTACATCTGTGGTAGTGGCTACGGTCGCTTCGTCAATTGCCAACACGATCTGGTCTACTGTGGTAATGAATCCGATAGTCGAGCGTGTTCTCACAACATCACGTACAGCAGTTGCTACATCTGTGGCGGTGGTCGAGAAATCCCCCGTTGTCTCGCTATTGACAACTGCTACTGCGTCGGCTACTCTAGCCGTCCGACAACTTACCCGACTCTTCGTTGATCTTATCGCACGTATGCAAGGTCGAGCATACTCAGCGGTAGCATATCGACGGTTCATCGCAGCATCCTTCAAGGAGTGGAGTGTAACACAGGTATTCCGTTCCTGGATCGCGAAGATTCCATTTCGCAGATACTCTGAAAGGTTCTGGAAATGATCACAGGTGAAAGAGTAGAACTGCCGAAGGGCACGATTGAACATCTCATCGTGCAGGTCAAGGATCGCCTGAATAACGTCAGCAACCTCGAAACCTTGACTCCTAGATACGATATTCGGCGAGAAGGCGGTACGGAGTACCTGTTTACCGCACTAAGCGCCACAGTCATCGGCATGACGTTGTATTGTCTTGTTGATACGACTCCCGACGGATACACGAATGGAACATATGAATTGTTCGTGTACTTCGACAATCTGCCGGAGATTCCGCGACTCGGCCCGTTTGAATTCGATGTTAACGAATGAGGCGCGAAGCTCCCAACGAAATCGATGACTGGACTCCGGGCGGCGTCATCTATGCCTATGAAGATGGAACAATCGTTCTTGATGACGGAATTACGACATACAACAAAGTTAAAGCAAGACAATGGATAGAGGCTGATGGTGTATGTGAGAATTGTGGACAATGGCGTCGTTTGAGAACGTGTGATTTCTGTGCGCCGTGAAGCTCCGATCGTTCGCGAGACACTGTGGCAGAAGATCAAATATAAGCCACATTCGCAGGCGCAACAGGCATTCCATGATTCAGAAGGTCGGTTTAGAATCCCGATCTGTGGCAGACGTTTCGGTAAATCCACGATGGCTGCGGTAGATATGGTCGAAGCCTGCTTTATTCCGGATGTTCGCTACTGGATTGTTGGGCCTACCTACAAACTCGCCGAAAAGGAATTCAGAGTCATCTACAAAGCGTTCTGCGACTTCGATAAGCTCAACATGGCGCGAAGAATCAAGAAGTCATACAACCCAAAGCAAGGCGATATGAGAATGGAGTTCCCTTGGGGAACTGTTCTCGAATGTGTCTCAGCTACGAATCAAGACTCACTACTTGGCGAAGGTTTGTCGGGTGTTATTATGAGTGAGTCGGCGCGTCACAGTTTGGAGACGTGGGAGGCATATATCGAGCCTGCTCTCTCAGATGAGTTGGGATGGGCGAGTTTCCCTACGACTCCACGAGGATTTAACTGGGTTCAAGGCTTGTGGCAGTTGGGTCAGCATCCAGGAGAGCCTGACTACGATTCCTGGCGTTACCCATCATGGCTCAATACGATCAAGTATCCGATCAACACTGAGCCAGATGAACAAGGTGTAGCGAACCTAGAACTGCAACGCATCAAGCGTAGAGCTTCTGAAGCTTGGTGGAAGCAGGAATATGCTGCTCTATTCACGACCTTCCAGGGACAGATTTACGACGAGTTCTCGGAAGAAACACACGTCAAGGACATTACCTACAATCCTATGTGGCGTAACTTCCAGGTATTCGACTATGGTTTCAATGATCCATTCGTATGTCTCGACATCATGGTCGATCCATCCGACAATGTTTACGTGTGGCGTGAATATCAAGTGCGAGGAAAAACAACTTGGGAACATGGGCAGTACCTAAAGACTCGTGAGAACCCGGACGGTTATCATGTTGATTGTAGGTTTGGTGACCCTAGAGGTGCTGATGAGGCTGCTACACTGGCTCTGATCATCGGAGCAGTATTCTCACAGGAAATCGGATGGCTCAACGGGATCGAAACAGTAAAGCGATGGATGAAGATCCAGGGAGACGGTCGCCCGAAGGTATTCCTTGATCGCTCATGTTATGAAACAATCCGGCAACTCCAAGGGCTTCGCTTCATTGAGGCAAAAGGTGAGAAGAACGCGAAAGAGGGGCAAGTAGATTTCGACGATCATGGCCCTGATGCCCTAAGATACTTCTTTTCTCAGTTCTTCTTCCTTGGAGCAGGAACAAGCCTAGCGGATGCGTATGATACCTCTCAACTTGGCACGGAAGCTGAGACTTTCTTCCATACTCGCCGGAACATTACGTTAGGTCAAAACGTTGGCTTCTAGTACCTCATACAATGCCAATGGTGACCAAGCGGCTCCGCCTGCTTTCGATCAGGAGCTTGGTTCTGCGATCAACATTAGAATCGCAGAACTTGTCCCTGAATTGGGCAGCCGGCAGCAAAGTCTGAGAACATTTACTAAGATGGCGCGAACTGACGCGGTAACGCGCGTCTCTTTGGCGACTACGAAGGTAAACGTCCTTGGGGCTGATTATTACGTCGATCCTGAAGAGGATGACGCACAACAGCTAGATATCGCTGAATTCATCGATTTCAACTTGATGGAAGCGATGAAATCAACTCCTTGGACGTATGTTCTCAACAGAGTCCTCCGAATGTACCAAGATGGTTTCTCCATTTTCGAGCCGGTCTACGAGCGTAGACAATGGCGTCCGAGACGTGCCAATGCTAACTCGAAGAATTACATCATGCTTAAGAAGTTGGGCTACCGTCCTGCGTTGACTATCAAGGACATCGAGACAGATGACAATGGTGGGCCAAAGACTGTCATCCAAAATGCGATTGATTCAAAGGGTAAATCAACAGAGAAGCGAATAGATATCTCGAAAGCAGTAATCTTCGCATTCGGAGATAGTGATACCTACTTTGGGGATAGCATCCTAAGATCAGCATATCCCCACTGGTTCTACAAGACTCATCTCTACAACGTCGATGCCATTCAGAAGGAACGACATGGTGTTGGCGTGCCCTACGGTACCCTACCTCCTGGCTATACTCAGGACGATAAGAAGTTCCTTACCGAACTTCTACAGAACATTCGCGCGAATGAGCGATCCTTCTTTCTGGTTCCACCAGGATATGAGATCGGATTCGCAAAGCCGGAAGGTCAGCTAGTCGATGCTCTGAAATCTGCATCATACCATGATACCGCGATCATGCTCAATGTCATGGCAGAATTTATGATGCAGGGCTTCACAGAGAGTGGATCTAGAGCTACAGCGTCACAACAGACAGATGTTTTCTACAAAGCTCTGATCTACACCGCAGAGTTCATCTGCGACTGCTTCAATATGTATGTGATTCCGAACCTCGTTCGCTGGAATTTCTCGAACGTCGATCGGATTCCGCTATTGAAGGTTAGAAGCATCGGCCAATCGAGAGACTTGCAGATGTTCGCTTCTGCTCTCGCGAATATGTTTAACCAGGAAATCCTAACTCCCGACCTTGCAACAGAGAATTGGGTCAGAGGCAAGATTCTCGATATGCCTCTCAAACTCGAAGCTCGTCCTGCTCCTGCTCCCGTCCAACCGCAACAGAACCAACAGGGCCAACAAGGTGGAGTTGGTACTAGTGGTGGGCAGGGCAACATGGGAAAGGCTCCAACACAGGGGTAAACCATGAGTTCGCAAGCCAGTCCCTACACGATGGAGGACTGTGATCTCATAATCCAGGGGTATTGGGAGGAATGGAAAGAGAACCAAAGAATCACGATCTACGAGTTCGTAGATTACTGGCTTGAAGAACGATGGAGACTGATGAACGATGCCATGGAGAGTAGTGAAGGATGAGAAAGCATGTTCAGCAGAGAAGCCCTGGGCAGTTAAGAATACTGTCACAGGAGCAGTCAATGGGCGCTGTCACGTCAGCAAAGCTAAGGCAGTTGCCCAACAGCGCGCTCTTTACGTCCACGTCCCAGAGGCTAAGCGTATGAGCGAGCCGATCGTCAACTATCTCAAAGAATTCTCAGATCCAGAGTGGATCGACGATAACAAGCTCTGGGTTCAGATTTATCCCTTCGATAGTTGGGATCATCCGTATTTCACTGAGACAACAATCGATCCAAGCATCGCTAACGCTCTCAAAATGAGCTTCGACAACAAACTCTACAACGAAGAAATCGCGCTCAGCTACGAACATGGACTAGATGCAGCAAAAGGTTCCAAGGCTGCTGGATGGTATCGTCAGCTAGAGGTAAGGAAAGACAATACTGATCCGAGTCTCGACGGGTTATGGGGTCTTGTGGAATTCACTGAAATCGCCAAACAAGAGATCGATAACAAGGAATGGAAGTATCATTCTGGCGAGCACTATGATCAGTGGGTTCATCCACAGACTCAGGAATCATTCGAGTTCGTTTTCAGGGGAGGGGCACTAACGAATCAACCTTGGGTCAAGGGTATGGTTCCCTTGAACTTCTCGGAATTGATGGTCGAGAAACCTGCCGGAAGTGTAGTATCTCCGAAGGAGGATGAGCCATTGGCCGACGATGTTACCCCAACCGGAGAGAGTGCTCCACAGGAACACGCAGAACCTGGGCAACCTGAGCGCCTCGACGAGAGAAATGACGATGATGCGGCAGATAGTGGTAGTCGCGTCGATACACCGCCCGGCATTCCGGGCATAACGATCGCGGAGGATAGTGTGGACGAGTCACGTCTTAGGGAACTTCTTGGGATTGACTCTGAAACCACCATCGAGAGTGCAATCGAGCAGCTTGTCGCAGAAATCACCCCGATTCGCGAAGCAGCCAAGATGCACTCCGAGAGTAAGGCGTTTTCAGAGGCATACCCCGAGCAAGCCCGCAAGCTCGCCGAACTAGAGACGAAGGATCGCGCGAGGGAAGCAAAGGTATTCTCGGAGTCGTTCGCGAATATCCGCGATACCGAGGGTAAGGTCACAGGTAAGGGATATTCGCAGGTCGTACTCGACAAGCTGGAAGCATTGCACAAGTCGTTCTCAGAAGGTCGGGCGAACATCAACGATGTCTCAGAGATTCTGACTCTTGCGGGTCAACAGGGGCACGTCGTTGATTTCGGCGAATCGGGATCAAGTGTGGCACATCCCAATTCGGATGTCGATATCCCGACAGGTCAGGGAGCAGCAAAGGCATTCTCCAATGCCGTCACAAAGGCGATGGAGGAAAACGAAGGAATGACAGCTACACAGGCAGCAGCGAAGGTCACGGAAGAGAATCCTGATCTTTACAAGAGCTATCGTGAGTCTCTTCCAGGTAGGCGGCAGTAATGGCACACGGTAACTTTGTTCTCGATAAGGGCTACGACGCTGGTGGAGCAATCACGATCTATCGCGCTGTCAAGTTCTCAGCCGAACAGCTAGTAGTCCCTGTTGCCGCAGTTACTGACGTGATTGCAGGCGTAGCTCAGTTCGGCGTGACTGTAGCCGAAATCAACCGCGGTAAGGGAGCATCCATCAGAGTTGAAGGAGCTTCCGAGTGGGAAGCGGGCGGTGCTTGTACTGTTGGCGCACTCGCTGGACTAATGGCCGATGGTCGCGTCCACAATGCAGCAACAGGTGAGCGGGTTGTCGGAAACTTCCGACAAGGAGCGGTAAATGCCGGTGACCGTGCTTCTGTCAACATCGATACTACGGGACATCTGTCTCCATAGGAAGGGGTGAGAATAGATGTACGATCCTAATACCCTATACATCGATCCCTTCCTTACCAACTTCGCAGTTGGTTGGCGTCCTGCCAACTATTTCGGCGATATCGTCATGCCGCAGTCGAGGGTTGGTACAAAGTCGGGACAGTATCGCGTATTCGACAGGTCTAACCGCCTGATCTTCCAGTCTCGCCGTGAGCCTGGAACTGTTGCGAATGAAATCCGCGGGCGGAAGTGGTCTGTGGATACATTCAAGACAGTTCAGCATTCGCTCCAGAGTCCGGTACTCGACGAGGAACGTCGCGAATTGGCGTCCCTGGGTGGCCTTAGTAACGCTACATTCGGCGGAGCTTTGGACATCAACCCGGAAACTGATGCAGTAGAGTTGATCGTCGGCTCGCTGGATCGTGAGCATGAGAAGAAGATCGCGGATCTGGTTCGCAATACCGCGACCTACCCCGTAGGAAACACGACTACGCTCGCGGGGGCACAACAGTTCGATGATTATACGGGAGGAACGGCCTCAACGTCCGATCCTGAGACGGTCATCAAGACAGCTACTCGTGTTATTCAGGGTAAGACAGGACTTCCGCCGAATCTCATGCTCGTTCCTCAGATGGGCGTGTCATGGATCGAAGGTCATCCGCGCATTCGGGCACGGTACCAGAACTTCTCGCTTGCCATCGAGAATGCCTGGCGGATTCTCAGTGGCTTCCAGGGTCGCGTAGTCGAAATCGGTGTCATGGATGATGTCTACAACGCTGCCGACAATGTCGAGGCCAACCAGGTTCTCGCTAGCTTTTGGGGCAAGGACATCTGGATCGGCTACGTCGATAACGCTGATGGCGTGAATGTCCAGACATTCGGCAAGACATTCGTGTACCCGCAGCCTAGCGGCGATCTACGTCCGATCGATCGTTGGCGGGAAGAGAACAGGAAGGCCGATCTTTTCCGTGATACCTGGGAGTACGACCTCAAGGTCGTCAACTCTTCTGCTGGATACCTCATCAAGAACGCATTTAGCACAGGAGCATGGTAATGGCTGATGACGATACCTACTACGCATGGTCGCGTATTCTCTATGGTGAAGAGAAGAACGACGATGGTAGTAAGAAGAACGATCTCTATGCTAGTCCAGGTGATGAGGTTAGTGCATCAAGCCTCAACATCTCGGATGAACAGTTCGAGGAACTCGTTGCTGGCGGTGCTGTTCGCAAGTATCCGTTTCCTCCGGAGTTGCAAGATCCGCTTACGTCACCTAATACGCTCATCGCGCAGGGACTTGCGGATTCTGAGACGGTTGCGTCAACTTACGGTGTATCGCCTGAACTGGTCGATGCCTACGTGAGGCAGCGCAGAGCACAGCAGACTCCTACAACAGGTGAGGTAACTCCCGAAGGTACGACAGTTACAAGTTCTTCGACAAGTCCCAAAGACACAGTAAGTGGCACTAGCTAGCTTAGAGGAAATCAACGAACAGCTACCTGAGGACAAGGCTCAGGTAGCTGAGGCCAAATACGATCCTTTCCAGCTAGATGCTGAAAGGATCGTAAGAGGTACGCTAGCTGGTGTCCTTCCTCGCGCTACTCTCGCTACCTGGCTTGATCCTGATAGCACTCCACAACTGATTCGTGCCATTGTAGCGAGGCTCGTTGCAGCATTCGCATATCGCAAGTTGTACTCGGAAGACTCTCTAGAAGATCCGACGTTCGCACAGAACAAGTACAACGAAGCGATGTCTTTCCTGCAACAGATCGTAGATGGGAAGATGCAGTTCGAGGAAATGGATACAGCAATTGTTCAAGGACACTTCGCAAGTGGAGACTTCTATCCCGATACAAGAGCAGCAGGCCCATACTTCCGGCGAGGACAAGAGCTTTGAGTGAATTTGCCCTTGCAGGAGATGTGGGATTTCTCGAATTCGAATGGGTTGTCGATGACGACGCAAGCCCCGGAGCACTTCAAGCAATGGCCAGTAGAATCGCGCAATATGGCCGATACCTTGATGATATGACTCCGGTACTCGTCGGTGCTCATCAGATACTCACAGACGATATCCGAGAGCATTTCGAAAGGGAAGAAGGCCCGGATGGGCCTTGGGCAGATTGGGCACCGTCCTATGCTCCCAAGGCACAGTCTGAGAACATCGGTATTCTTCGCAAGACGGAGGAGCTTTTCGACGCAGCTACATCGCAATTCGCATGGTTCATCACAGAGAATGATCTGTGGTACAACCCGAACGATCTTCCCCCATACTGGCCGGCCTTGAACTACGGTCGCACAGAAGGCAATGCACCAATGCCTGAACGTCCGTTCCTTTGGACAAGTGATGAGGCAGCCGAGAAGGTCGTAGAAGTTTTCGATGCTTGGGCAGTAGAGGGCATGGACATCATCTTGTCATCGCGTGGAGTAGCTCAGCCTCATACTCCACTCTTTGGCCCGAGAATTGGTCTTAGATCCATACTCCCGACGAGATGATCACAACACAGGAAGATGCGTCAGCATATGTCAAAGATAAACTCGAACTTGGAGCAGGCGAACTAGGTCTTGCTAGTGTCGAGTTTGCTGATCGGCTTATTGGCAATTATCCTGCTGTTGTCATTACTCCTGGTGGGCGATCAAAAGACTTTCATGCTACTCACACGTTTGGGATCATCATGGAGATATTTCTCGCTGTCTACCATGCAAACCTCACAATCTCGCATTCCAAGCGAACAGAAGAGGATCTGCTACTCGTCACAGCAATCGAGAACCTTCTCGAACAAGATATGACTTGGGGAGAACAAGTCATCATCGCTTGGATTCGTGACCAAGTTCCGGGCGTCATTCCTCGCCCAAAAGGTGATGCTGTAGTAGGGACGAGGATGGTCATGGAAGTTCGTTCTCAACAGCGGTTTGGAGCGTGAAAATGGTTCAGCTTTCGATCAACCTGCCACAGTATCCTGAGGGCGAAGAAATCGCTATCGCAGGTCTTGGAAGATTCCCGAACGGTGGGGATGCGGTAGAGATTGACGAGGATACTGTGGCTGCATTCGAGGAAGAACAGGGAATGAGCATCAAGGATGCTCTAAAGAACAACCCCGGCGTAACAGTAGATGGGCAAGAAGGCAAGACGTATGAACCTCCTGAAGAAGAAGAGGATACTCAAGCGCCGGAAGCACCACAAGCGCCACAAGAACAACAGAGTCCAACACCGCCGGAAGGAAGTGAAGCCTAATGCCTGCTGGACTTGGTGGTGGTGGGTGGATGGCAGTATCCATCGAGGCAGTTGCAGGTGTTTACCAGAATCCCTCAACTGTGGGTACAGTATGGGTTCCGATTCTCTCGGAATCACTACAGTACCGCGAGGATCGCTACTTCTCGCCTCAGATTCGTCAGCAGGTCATCGTCTCTGACGTAGCTCAGTCGTACTATCACGTTGAAGGCGATATTCGGATGGAGGTCGATCCGAACTTCGAGCCATACTTCATGACGGCTACGAGGCACACGACAACTTACGCGACAGGTATCTTTAGTTCGGTACCTTCGTCGGAAGCTGCCGTTGCCACCGGAAAGACTCTATCCATTACGATCGTTCGTAATGGTGTTGGCTTCGGGTACGCGGGATGTGTGGTAGGTAGCCGCGAGTACACTATCGATAACGGTGTCCTCGTAAGTACCTGCAACATTTTCGGACTCAGTGAACAGTCTGCTGGAACTTTGGGTACACCCGCATGGGTTGATCCACATCTCTTCTCTGCTGCTGGACATTCGGTCTATGTTGCGGCTAGTGGACTAACTCCTGTATTCGCAGCAGCCGATGTCAACTTCAACGGCTTCACTTTCACGACAAACCACAACCCAACGGCAGAGAACCGACTTGTCGCGTCAAGGGCTGCAACATACATCGCGTTCCACGAGACAGAGGTAACATACTCGACGGAACTCGATTTCCTCAACAGAACCGAATACGACAACATGGTAGCTGCTGCAACTCGCGCAATCCGTTTCGAGTCATTGCGTGGAGGCGCGTCGTTTGCAGCAGCAACAGAAGCATTCCGCATTACGGCCTATCGAACTGTTTACAACACCTATGACGTAGCTCTAGGTGCAATGGCAGATTTGATCATGGCCGCTGTGGATGGTCGTGCAATTGGCATCGCTGGTGGAAGTGCCTACAAGATCGAGTGTAAGTCAGCAGTAACGCTTCCGTAACTCAACATTAGCTCAAGGAGAGGTAGCTAATGCCCAGAGCAACAGTATCCACAGAAGCCATTAGGTACGATCTAAGATCGTTGCCTGGTGGCTTCGTGTCGTTGAAGCAACTCTCATTCGGTGAGATGTTGCAGAGACGTGATCGTGCTTTGCGATACACGCAGGAAATGACGCAGGGTAATGGGAATATTGGCAAGATGCAGATCGACATTCTCAACGAGTTCTCGCGTCAGCACGACTTTCCGCGTTGCATCGTAGACCACAACCTCGAAGATGACCAGGGTAACAAGCTCGATTTCGGGGAACGGATGATCAAGATGACTCTTGCCGTCCTAGATCCGAGGATCGGCTCAGAAATCGAGAGCCTCATCGACAAGCTGAATCAGGACGAGTTCGATCCTGAGGATTTTACCACGCCTGCCGAATCGCCCTCGACGACAACTGGCTCAACACCATAAAAGGGCATCGACGCGAACCTACTCCCGACGAAATTGAGGATGCGGCCAAATGGCTAAGAGTCTACTCAATCAGTCGGGAGTTTCGCGTCCTGCCCTTCGAGGGTTCACTAATGGATCAACCTCACGGATCTATGGAGAGGTTTGAAATCATAATGGTGATTCGGCATGAAGATGAGGAACACCAAATGGAGAAGATGAGGCGCGAGCCTCCACCTAAGCAATGATCGGTTCTCACGAACTTCTGCTGATTGTACGCGCTCAGAACCAAGCCGGCGCAGCTATTGGTAGGGTGTCTCGCGATATCCGCAACTTGCAGCGTCAACGTGACCTTGCAGGACGACAGGCTAGTCTTACCAATCGCGCGGCAGCACAATCCCTACGATTGGCACAGATGGAAGGTGCCGAAGGAACACGTCGGATTGCGCTGGAACAATCGAGACTCCGTATCAATCATCAGATAGAAGCCGTAACAGACCGATCAGCAGGTCTAGAATTGCGGAGAGCCGGGATCGTAGCGCGATCTAATCAGCTATTCCGTCAAGAAGAACGGATTAAGGCTCAGATCCTTGGACTAGACGACAAGGATTATACTGCTTCGACTCGCATCCTTCAAGCTCAGCAAAGGATGTTGCGAACTCAGGAAGCAATCGCAGCTTTGCGTAAGGGTCGGGTAGATATCACAACAGGCGAGTTTACACGAGAACCTGGTATGGCTCGGTCGCAAGCTGTACTTAGGGCACAACGCGCTCAGACTACCGCAATGCAGGCTCAGCTACAGCGCGATATTGCAGCACAACGCGCAGCTATGGCTAGAGCAGGCGAGGGTGATCCAACGGTTGCGAATCAGCGCGCCGCAATTGCCGAGAGGCGATTCGCAGAAGCTACAGAAGGCGCGAGAATCGCTAAGCAGGCCGTCAGAGAGCTTAACGTCGTAGAGAAGGATCTACGACGCACAGAAGAGATCCAGCTTCGGCAAGTCAACGAACTCCGTGCGGCAAGATCGAACCTTGCTAGAGAAGAGGCGCAGCTTCGCGCGCAACTCGCAGGTACTCAGGATGCCTGGGCACAGTTGTCTGCAAGAGAGCGCCAGGTTCAAGCCTCCGAATCACAGCACATAAGACTTCTCGAAGATTTGCAGATGCGACTTCGTGCCGTTGGAGCACAGGAGATTGAACTCGCACAACAGGCGAGAATTGCTGCTGGTCAACTAGAACTCACGAATGTTCAGCTAGCAGAAGTCAATGCACAGATGGCTCGGACGAACATGGAGAGATTCACCACAGGTGCTAGGGCAGTAACGCACTTTGGCCGAGTCATGCAGATGACTGGACTGATAACGACAGCGGCTCTAGGAGCTATGGCGATTGCCGCTGGACATTTCGTAGAACAGTCCACTCTTGCGGCAACACAGTCAGGAATGACGTTTACGCAGATTCAGCGGAACTCTACCCAAGTCCAGCAGGCAGTTCTTCAACAAATGCAGAAGTTCCCTGCTGCTAGCGAGGATATGACGAAGAGTTTTTACGATATCCTCTCTTCGATGGACGTGAATACGCAGGGTGCGAATCGAATGATGCAAGCATTCGAGAAAACGTCGGTAGCAGGCATGGCTCCGTTGAATGATGTCGTCAATGCCGGGATCACGATTCTAAACAACTTCGGCAAAGCCGTAGGTACTCCAGAACAGGCAATGAACCAGCTACTTGCCACAGTTCGCTTCGGTCGGCTAAATGTTGAGCAATACACGACGAGCATGAACCAGTTGGTTCCTGCATTCTCGAACGCAGGGCAATCTCTCTTACAGATGAATGCAGCCTTCGCAGAATTGACGAGGCTCATGCCATCGCAGAGAATGGCCGCAACATCTCTCGCACGCTTGATGGAACTCTTTGGACGGCCGAACTTTGCTCAAGGAGCTAAGCAGTTCGGTATCCAGATTCGCGATGCTTCCGGTGCGATGCTTCCATTCAATCGGATCATCCGGCAGTTCGGTACGAGTATGAACCCGATGATCGTCAGCCTCCGCGAGGGTCGCGTCAATGCTCAGTCGTTCTTCAAGCAGATTTCAGGTACACAGGGAACAGTTCAAGCTCAGCGTGCATTTACCGAGTTGATTCGGAACTCAGCCGAACTTGATAAGCGATTGCAGCAGATCCATGGTGATAGCTTCGAGCTTACGCGGAGCTTCAATGCAATGCGCCGTACTCCTGGTGTTGAATGGCAAGTATTCGTCAATACCTTAAAGGCAGCAGCCATTGAAATCGGCTTCTCGGTCATTCCCGCATTCCGTCGAATGGGTCAGTTCATCACGCCGATCATTCGCGGATTCAACAACCTCTCTCCGCATACCAAGAGGATCATCGGTGACTTTGCAGTTTTGGTATCCGTTGGTTTGCTAGTTGGCGGAACGTTGATAGCTGTATTGGGATCATTGACTTTGTTGGTCGTCTCAATCAGGACATTGCTCCCATTCGTGACGAGATTCACTGGTGGTTTCGGTGCCGCCGCGGAAGAAGTAGGACTAGCTCGGGTAGGCTTGCTCCGATTCATGGGTGGTCTTGGATTGTTTGTCATAGCTATGCCAATCGCCGCGAAGGTCACAGGTAGCATGACGAAGGCGATCATTGACCTAACTGCTGCCTATATAGCTTGGCGGCTTGCAGCAAGGGCAGGAATGGCCAATCCACTTGTCGCAATAGGCATTGCAGCTATCACAATCACCAAGCTAATGGCTGATGGTGTCCAGCATTTCCAGCAGGTAGCTCTCAATGCTCAGCGAAGAGTCGCGAGCAATCGAGACATCAATCGAATGGGTCGGGCACTTGGACATGATGTCGCGCTAATGGTCAACGAAGGTCGATCTTTCGCAGAGATTCTTCGTATCATGCACAAGCGACTCGGAGATAGCGACAACGCAGCAATGGTTCTCGCAAGTGCTCTGAGACAAGGACGCATCGAAGCAGAGAAGATCGCAAGTCAGACCTATCTCTCGAATAGGATGCTACCTAAGCCCGGTAGACCACCTGAACTTGCACCTGTGGGAATACCTACGACAGGCCCATTGACTACTCGGCAAGCACAAAAGAGATTGCGACAACTCAACGAGATGCGCGATGCTGCTGAGACAGCGCCAAATCTCGCTAATTGGCAGCGGTACTATACTGCTCTCAGGAATTTCCAGAAGCAAGTAACTCAAGATCAGCAGCAGACTCTGGATCAGGTAGGAACCCTGACTGATAGGCGCGTCATGGAGATGGCTCGCAATGTGAACGTTCTTCGCACACAATGGGAAAGAAGTCCAACACTCTCTAACTGGCGTGCATATTGGCAGGCGCAAACAGCACTAACCGACCAAGCTACACAGAAGCAGCAACAGATGATACAGGATCAGGGAACTCTCACTGACCGCCAGGTTCTGCGAATGTCTCGGATTGTTCAGAGACTTCGCTCTGCTTGGGAACGCACTCCTAGTATGGCTAACTGGAATGCCTATTACCGGGCACAACAGGATCTAGCCGCCCAAGCTACTGCAAGACAGCAGCAAATGGCACAGGACGTTCAAGTCCTGAGTGATCAAGATGTTTTCCGAATGACTCGGAATGTAGCGAGGCTTCGTGCTGCATGGGAGAGAAGTCCCAGTATTGAGAACTGGAAAGCCTACTATCAGGCACAACAGGCATTGTCTGAGCAGGCTTCACAGAGTCAACAGCAGATGGCCCAAGACATCGGTACTTTGACCGATGCTCAGGTTATCCGTATGACCCTCAATGCAGCACGGTTGAGAGCAATATTCGAGAAAGCACCGAATACTCGCAATTGGCGCGCATGGAAGGCGGCAATGGATGAGATAACCCAATCTGCTACGCAAGATCAGCAGGCAATGGCCACAGATGTCCAGAAGATTTCGGATGCACAAGTCATGCACCAGGTTCGGAATCTTAACAAACTCGCTCGTATTGCTGCTCGTAGCCACAGGTTCGCGGACATCAAGGCATATAACGTTGCTCTCCAACAGATGCAGGATGCCGCTACATCAATCCAGATGTCTACCGCTCAGAATTTCCTCATTAGCATCGACTCTGTGATGAAGAAGGCAAAGACCAAGATTAAGGGTCATACGAAGGAAACAATCAACGCTGCTCGGCAAGCCATTAATCAGATCGCGGGAACGTTGAGTTCTAGCTATGATCAGATGCAGCAGCAGAATCAACAGGCATTCGGTACTCTGTTCCAAGGCCCGGTTGTCCAAGGCCCAAGGATGCAATTCAACATGCAATACGGGTACAAGCCGACAGGTCGGGATTACTTGCGGGATCTTCGCGCCATGCTCTCTAGGTTCAGGCAATGGCAGCGTGTTCTCAGGCAACTCCGTAGACGCGGCGCACCTTTCGAGATGATCCAGCAAATTCAGGCAATGGGGCCAGATGCACTTCCAGAGGCCCGCGCATTGCTTGGGATGCAGCCGAGAGAATTTGAACGCTATGTCCAAGTATTCCGCGTATCTCAGCGAGTCATCGCGCAGGCTTCGAGACGTGATATGAATGCCACACTTAGGCATTGGCATTCACTAGGATCTAACATCATGAAGGCAATCTTGCGCGGCATGGACGAACATACTGCGGAATTTTCCAACTACTTCAGGAACCTTGCTATCAGTCTGTTTCCCCGGCTCGCGCATACAGCTAGAGTAAGACCACGGGCAGCTATTGACCCTGTGGTAGTGGCAGGACAACCTCGCAATCCTCGGCATGCTAGACCAAGAACGCGGGTAGCTCCGCAACCTTCCCATCGTGCCCCACATGGTGCGACAGTTGGTGGTAGACACGTAGCTACCGCAGGTGCGCCGACTCATTACCACTACCATGCGAGTCCTGGAATGGACTACTCAACTTGGCTCAGGAAGTCTCGTAGCCACATGAGGAATCGACACTAATGCTCGATCAGTTTGATTTCGTCAATCTCTCAGCAGTACGTCTTCAGTTCAACACGGATCATATCCCTCTTAACCATGTCCAGTTCGAGTATGCTAATCGTCAGGCAAATAGGCCCAAATCTCAGAGAGCCGGCGATTGGCCTGGCAAGTTCGTTACAGGCGGCATCCTCGTTCACATGGACGGCCAGATTCTCGAACAGAACTCGGTGGATTTCACGGCTACCAAACTTCTCATCATGAATACGATTCTTCCCAATCCAACTGTTGTCCCTGCTATTGACCTAGTGTTAGGTGCATTAGAGATTAAGCTAACCGGGATGACTGAGGTGGCACATGCCAATTGTTCTGTGGACGGTGACATAGATATCCCGATGGAAGGACTATCTCCGTCAAGAGGCTCGCTTTCGATCACCTGGTCGGTGCCACAGGGGTATTTCACGGGGATGACAACTGGAAATTACTACTACCTCAAGTAATGGCAGAACTCTGGACAGTGGAGCATGTTGAACATGATGGGACAGTAATCAACACTATTGCTCCTGAAAACCTACAGTTCACGTTCAACAAGAAGCCGCCCCATACGATGCAGTACGAGGTTTCGTTAGCTCGAAGTGATCTGATTACCCATGATTTTATCGGCGCGTATAGGACAAATTTCCATCTTGTTCGCGGTGGCCAGAGGATCATGGGTGGATTGCACACTGAAATCAGCGTCGGTCTGAATGATGACTTCTGTACAGTTTTCGGCAAGGATTGGTACCACTACATCGAGCGCCGACAATTTCCGTATGACCCACGGCTAGGCCACAGATTCGATTATCAAATCGGATCGCCGGCTATGGGTATCGCCTACGAAACAAATAGTGCTGACGTTACGGAGATTATCTGGCAGCTTGCTCAGAAGATTTTTGGTAGGCCGAACTCTTTGGATATCAGCTTCGACTATATCCATACGCATCCTGTGGGTATCGCGACCTCGTTCTCGATGGCTCTAGGAGATACGAGCTATCTCGGGCAATTCATCGATACGCTGAGTGAAGTCTACCCAGGTTTCATGTACGAGGTTACCCAGGACAGACTCTTTCGGATTTACTCGCCGACTAGATACAATCCAGGAGTCGCAACGGATAGTAGTCTAGCAGCGTACATCATCGATGATGCACACTCCAATGCGATCATCGATTTGACATTCTCCAATGCAGGCCCGGATGCGACGCATCTCTTCGGTCATGGTCAAGGAATTGGCCAGAATCTCATTGGTTCGGCGCTAGGTGCTCCTGCTAACCAGGCAATTTACTATAGATTGGACAATGACTTCGACTTGGGTACGGCAACGCAAAGTGCTGGAACAGATCGCACTAAGCGAGAATTCATGCGAATGCTCAATCCACAGCATGAAGTCGTACTGATCGTTGATCCCGACAAGTTAGCCGATTTCTGGAATACTGTCCACTGTGGTACGGCTATTTGGATCAACAAAGACCTTGTTGCCCATCAGATCGATTCACCACAAGAAGTAGTCCAAATGGACTGTACTGTCTCAAATGAGGGAGACGAGCAGGTAATCTTCGGACTTGAACAAATCTACGAAGGTACTGTGGGAGTAGCTGAAGGCTAATGGCAGAGAAGAAGTTTGAACGGGAAGAATGGGATCGTGTCTGGAATTTTGTTAGGGATCTTGCAGCGCAGATCAAGGGAATTGATAATGGCGCGCAGCCTACAGTACCAGTCTATGATCCTGCCCAATTTCCTCTCAATGCAGTAGAAGGTCAGCTTGCTCTAGGTACAGACGGAAGTGCCTATAAGTACCAAGACGGTACATGGAGCATCATAGGAGGCGGCGGTGGTGGAGGAGGTACAGCGACACCACTACTCATTGATTATTTTAGCAATTCTAGTAGTCCACCGTTCGAGCCTAATGACTACTCGTACCCTGCTGGCTTGGCAACTTCCCCGCATCCAGCCGCTTGGAATTACGTTCATTGGGAAGAACAGGCAAACTGGACTGGTTATCCAGATCCTATCATTGCCGTCGATAAGTTGAGTACAGGAAACGATCTTGCTGGTGTTCCACTAAGTCACCGCTTCGTCTACTGCCCAAGTTTCGTAGTTCCGGGTAAGGTACCGCTTGTCGAAGTTACGTTCTCATTGCTGATTCCTGATTGGCTTGACGACAAGTGGATCGATGTCAATGTTCTTAGACGTAGCGGAACGCCAGGCGTCGGATGGACAGCCCATGCATCTTCATCGACCAACATGACCTATGGCTATCGATCCGACTTCCCGATTAATACACATGCTGCATTTGTTTCGAAGGATTGGAGCGAAACTCGGCCACAAGCGAGTTTGACATTTTGGGATCAACTCGGTGCAACAGGTGAACCCTATACAGGGTACGCTTTCCAGGTTTATCAGTCGTTTCCAAGTGGTGTGGCCGATGATGACTGGGATAGCCGAATCTTCTGCGAATTGATTTTCAAGATCCTCAAAGTAGACGCCTTTGAGGGTGGCGTCTTTTAGAAAGGGGGTGAAACAATGACTGAGGAACCGCAGAATCCGGAACCACAGGAGCCACCGATGATTCAGGATCAGCCCATCGATCATCCGGCAGATCAACCGCAACCTCCGCCTGTACCGGAGGAAGACGAAAACACACAAGCTCCGCAGCCAAGCGAATAGAACTTGAGGGGGCATTGAGTTGCCCCCTCAACTACCTACGAGGGACTAATGACAGAGTGGTGGGAAGAAGCGTATCCTACAGCAGCTAAGTTAGCTGTTAAGGGATTCCCAAGACCTCTATATCCACCTGATTCCTCGGCTTATGATCCTTCGATCGATGGGCCAGATGTAGAGGCATACAAGCGAACCATCTCTAGGGCAGGTAGATGGCAATGGCAGACATTCGATCAAGCGTACTCGAATCTCTTTGCACATGGTAAAGCCGGAGGCATGGTCGGGGATTCTGGCGTCGAAGGTATCCAACGTCAAATGGGAATCCAGTCAACGGGCAACGTTGGGAAGGATACGTTCGATTGCCTGAGAAGTATTGTAATCCCTGATGGACTCGATAACGCAGGGCAAATGGCAATGGACGCTCGATCTGTTGAATTAATCAACGCTGCTTTTGACAAATTCCAAGGCAAGACTCAAGTTCCTCTACCTGCGGGAAATTCAGCGAAGAATCGGCTTGCCAAAGCGCAAACTCAGATTGGGATGAAAGAGTCGCCGCCTAGAAGCAATCGTCAGAAGTACGGTGTCTGGTATGAGGCAAACGGCGTGCCATGGTGTGCTATCTTTCTGACATGGTGTGATCAAACGAGTCCCTTTCCTAGCAAATCATTCTTGCGTCAATTTAAATACGCTTACGTCCCGTACATCGTGAGCGATGCAAGACTTAGTAAGAACGGACTCAGCGTTACAAGTTCTCCGCAACCTGGCGATCTAGTCTGCTATGACTGGTCGCGAGATGGGGAGTTCGATCATGTTGGAGTTTTCGAGGGAGGTGACGGAAACATCTGGATAGCCATCGAAGGTAATACGTCATTGACTAACCAGTCAAATGGTGGAGAAGTAATGCGTCGGAACCGAGACAAATCCCAAGCGAATGTCGTCTTTGTGAGAGTTCAAGAACCCTAGAAAACGGGGCTTGATGAATGGCCACAGTCATCTTCCGCCCAAATTCATTCAAATTATCGGATTGCTCCTTTTGATTGGAGCGGCAGTATTCTGGGCAGTTACGGGAAGAGAATCTGCATACTTGTTCTCTGCGGCTGTATCGCTGATCCTTCTGGGTGCTTACAGAAGTGTTCTGGATACTCTTCGGAAGAACACACCCTCGGGGAATGTATCTAACAGAAACATAGGGAGCAGGGCAGATGACTGAGGCAGGCCGTCGCAAAGACACAGAAACGCGCGATCGTATCGACGAAATCGCGGGTAACTACAACCATTTTACAAGAATTACAATCATCATCTGGATCGTCCTGACAGCCATCATCTTTGGGCTAGGCGTCTTAGATACCTGGCTCACGATCCAGATTCGCAACAGAACTAATGAAACTGCGCGACTCGGCGAGAAGATCCAGGATCAACGCCGATTGAAATCTCTTGATGATTGTAAGACTACGAACAGTAGGCATGATAACGCCGTCCATGCTCTACTGATTCAAGCTACTAGTCTTAAAAAGAAGAATCCGGAAGCGAGGAAGCTAATCGGTATACAAGTCAAACAGAGCATCACTGTAGTGAATGCAATAGCTCCAAAACAAAATTGCAAGAAAGTATTGCAATCCACAGCTGGTATTCCATAAGGGGGAATGATGTTCAGTACGGTGATCGGCGGTAAGACTCCTGATATCACTCCTGCTCAGATTCTTGGTGTCATTGCTACAGTTATCGGCCTGCTCCTCTCAAACAAGACAGTCGATGGTCATACAGCCAAGCTCATTACAGACCTGGCCGCGATCATCGTGCCGGCTGCATGGATGATCGCTGATGCCATCATTCGGCATGGTAGAGCAAAGGCGTTGCTTGGAGTAGTTCCTGTAGCTCCTACGGTTAAGCCGTAGGCTTGGTGGACTACCTTGTCGTCTCGACCTCTCCTACAGGGTAGTCCACTAAACCTATGTCTCATCTTCGGGTTTGATATCTACATCAATGTTAGTAACTTGCTCTTCGACGCGTTCAGTAGCGCGAAATCCTAATCCAGTAGCAACAATGGCATAGGTCGCAGCTACTCCGAAGAACATGCTGATGTGGAAAACTACGCGGATTGTCGGATTAGAGAAGAATGTGTAGAAAGCCCACAGTGAGACAGCCATCACTGTACAGACCGATCCCACGAAAACTTGTGCTTTAGCTCCGAAGATTATCGATAGCATAAATTTATTTCAGTAGCTCGTTTTCTCCGACTAGAACTATCTTCTGCTTCTGATTGAATTGGTAACCTGCTCCGAATGTCCACCAATGGAGTAGATGTCTTAGTGCATCACGACGATGTACGCTACGTTCGTCGTGGATACCTAGACTTTTGAGTTTCTGATCGGAGTAGAATCCTTTTCCTTGCGCTGCCGACTGTGGGTAGTAGATGATTTCCATTGGCCACAGTTGAGATGTCAATGCAGCGACTCCGATGATTTCTCGTGAGAACAATTCGAGGTTGTCGCGCGTCTCATTCCGGTACTCGAAAGTCTCAACTACTAGGTGTCTTGGCTTGAGTTTCTCGATGAAATCGAAACACATTCTATGTGACCATATGGCATCGTGGCAGGAGACGAGTAGCTTATCATCCTCGATCCTTGCCAAAGCTCGCCCGGTCGTAATACCTGGATCAAGTGCGAGAGTTATCCCAAACATTCGGCGATCCTAGAACCCCTCTGAGGCCATAGGAGCCGTTCTCAGCCCCTCGCCGGTTGCGCGACGGGTAGGTCGCAAACGGGCTAGGATCGTCTCTCCGTGGCTCAGGTGAACGGGGAGAGGCATCCTAGCCTCTTTGATCATCGCCGCCCGCGCCGACTTTCGGGGCACCGTCCGAGGGCGTCTCAGGATTCGCCATGTTTTCCGATAATTCGATAAGTCCGTTGATGTTGTTGACGGCATCGACGAGTTCATTGATCTTGTCGATGAGCACTCCAGGCCGTGTATCAGCTAGTGACAGCTTCTCTATCAAAGCCAAGCTCCTTTGCAGTATTGACGAGAACATGGTAGAGCTGGTCGGAGATTCCGAATCTTTCTTTGTTATACTCCAAACTATCGATGAATGATTGAGTCTGTGCTGTACGTAGGGATGCGGCCTTCCAGTCGCACAACATCTCGATCACGTCGAGTAGACTCATACCATCGATACCTGCGGCCCAAAATTCCGGATGGTGCCTATTGTTCGCGTAATGATGCTGGACAATCGGCTTGATGTCTCGAAGAACTTGACGATATTCCTCAGAGCCATAGGTAAGTTCTTTGAGCTTTGGAGTTGCTTCGTCCCATCCCGATTTCTCTGGATCTTCCAACTTAGAAGCGTCGTGTTCTGATCCCCGCATCTGTAGGCGATAGGCAACATAATCCAGATAATTTGCTACCTTATTGATGTGGTCGTGTGTATCTGGTGTGCTGTCATACGTGGTCATCCAACGCTCCTAATTTGTTGGGATCATTTACTCGCTCGTAAGTCTGCTCAAAGATATCGGGTTTACATGGATAGAATTCACCCTTTACGCCCTTGATGATCCAATCTCCCACTCTGGCTATCATATCACCTTCTAAGGTGTGGATAAGCCAAGTTGGCCTAGTGTCCACAGGATCGATACCAGCATCTCCAACGAAAGCTCCAATTTCTTCGTCATTGTGGCCTGTGAACTGAACTGCCTCTACTTCGATGGCTCTCTTACGAAACTTCATAGTCCTCCAATTTTCCCCATTGTTGACCGATCTGTGCCTCTACCTTAAATGGGAAATCCCAACCTAGCGTTTCTTTCGGAGCACTTTCCATCACACTAATGAGAAGAGGCACAACGTCGTTAACCATGCTGCTAGGGCAATCAGCAATAATGGAATCGTGAACTGAAAGAGCAATAGGAAGGTCATGGTCAAGGACAAGGCGACAAAGAGCGTAATTAGTAAACCATGCAGCGATATTCTGTGGGAGGAAGTTGATTCCTTCGCGGATGGACGCGTTCCGGTTCTCCTTCGTGATAAGGTGAAAACGTCGCTTAAATCCGAAAGGCGAGATGACTTCCCCTTTGAGTACCTCTTTCGAGACTGAGTTCGTCCACTCTCTAACACCCGCAAATTCTTTCCACCACCACTCGATGTATTTTGCGGCTTCTTCTTTCGGAATCCCATGTTTCTCCTGGAAAGTGTCGGCGCTCTGTTGGTAGGCGACTCCGAAGTTCATGTTCTTGGCTATGCTTCGCTGTTCGTAAGTAAACCCAGAACCATAGAATCGCTCTGCGGCAAAAGCATGAAGATCGCGCTCGTCAACATAAACTTGGCCAAGCGAGCCGTCTCCAGAGAGACGGGCAATTGTTCTAAGCTCTGCTTGGGAATAATCTGCTGAGATGAGAGTGCATCCTTCGCTTGCCACAAAGAGAGATCGAATATCGGGGAGTCCTTCTTTTGTTCGTGTAATGTTTTGGAGATTTGGATTACTCGAACTGAGCCGTCCGGTAGCAGTACCGTGAAGCTTAAAGTCTGTGAAGAGTTTTCCGCCATTGGCGACCGCCCGTTTGATTAGACCTTCTAGGTATGTTGATCTTTGCTTGTCAAGACCTTGGTAATCTTTGAACTTTTCAGCCCATCTTTGAGCAGTAACTTTCGCGTTTGCTCGTAAATCTCCTTCGCTTGTGCCTCCGACGGGCAAACTGTCACTATCGTTCGGCCGTCCAAGAGCAATAACAAATCTTCCAGCCGCGATCTCGGTGTATACACTCTTATCGACCGTCCTATCGTTCTTTAGCGGAAGATTGTGAACGACGCGCCATTTGTCGTAGACCAGCGCGGAGTTCTGTTGGTTACTACGCGGGTTGTAGCTACCATCTCCGACAATCAACTGCATCTCGGCTTTTAGTTCTTCTAGCCGAGGCCATACCTTATCTTCAAGAAGATCGAGCGCGCCCTCGACATCGTAGTTCAGCCCACGAAGTTCTACTCGTAGTAGAGCTTCACTCGCTTCGATGAGAAACCGCCGGTAAAGCTCGAACACTCCATCTTCAATCGCGCGGTTCTTGAGTATCGGAAATAGCAAGGCTGTTCCAGCAGCGTCGAGGGCATTGTATGAGTACAATTCGTCCGGGATTGGAAGTTCATCGAGTTCCTCGTACCTGAATTGTTTTTCTAGTCGCTTCACTGTGGACTTCCATTGCCTCACTACTTCCGGCTCATAATTTGGCCAGTTGAGGTTATCCATGAGAAGATACTCTAGTTTGTGGACTTGCCCCTCGTCCGAGCGTTCATCGAGTGCCCATGAGAGAAGCATTGTATCTTCTTCGAGGATACCCTTGATTCCCTTAGCTCTAAAATTTCGTAGGTCGAACTTGCCGTTATGAGCTAAGAGCCTGTGGTCTTGGATGAGCGGTGCGATGTAGTCCTGATAAGTAGTCTTGTCCCTACATGGTCGTTCCCCAATGGAAACCGCTTTATCTCCGCTATCTGCGAATCCGACAGCAACTAGTCCAGCAGAAGGTCGAAGACCGAGAGTTTCGATATCGAAGGTGAGCAGATTAACGTTCTGCTTTCTAATGGCTTTGAGCCAACGTCGCCCTTCCTCGATATCATTTGTCCAGTCTACATCGGGTAATCTGGGTTGGGGTAGAGGCGCAAGAGCAAGTCTGAAATCTCGAACGAGATTCGGGAATGTAGAGTCGTCTCTAAGCACAATAGCGGGGTTGTTAGTTGCAATGATACGCTGTCTATGCCCATTGCGTTGTCTCTCGTGCGTGTAACCTCTGGCACCGTCCAAACTCTTCCGTCCAGTAAGTACCGTAACAGATTCTGATCCCGCTGCGATAACTGTTCTGGCATTCTCAATTTCAGAATCAAGTCTTGGCTTACAGGCTGCAACTGCTTCTTTCGGCGGGGTACCATCGAATTCACATAGGACGACATTCGTTGTGAGAATTTCATCTCGCTTCACTCCGTATAGTCCGAGTAGATGATCGAGGATCTTTCCAGATGGCCCTGAAAATGGCTTCTTTGCGCGAGCATCGTAGTAGCCTGGCGATCTTGATACGACTGCTACTGTGGCATCAGCCGGCCCTGTAGTCGGCGCGCATCTTGCCTTGATTAGTGGGCAAGTCTCACATTCTGCGAGAGGATGCTTCCGCTTTGAAACGTCCCACAGTAGAGGTTGCTCTTGCTCAATGCCTTCGATCTGTTCTAGCGAAAGTTCGTCAGTCATGGTGCGAACATCTCTGTTCCGTCGAGTAGAGATGGTTCATAGTAGAGCGGCCATCCTTCTGCATCAACCGGAGTTCGACCTTGTAAACGGTTCTCGATCAGTTTTTCTAGTTGTTCTAGTGTCCAACGGCCTGAAACATAATCGCGTTTCATCGCCTTTATTACAGCATCTTCACGCTCTATATCACATTTTAGTTGATGTTCGTCACTCATTGCACTCTTCGTGAATCCACTCTTCGTCATCGTTCTTGACGATCCAATCCCCTTCTTCTATCCATTCACCACAGGTAGCGCATTTCGACCGAAATTCGGCTTGGATGCGTGGAAGCTCATTCATGACCATTATGCTCCGGATGGACTGTTCTTTGACGATCCAAAAGAAATGCTAGGGCTAGAAGATCAAGAACAGCAAGTTCAAAAGCAGCACGGGCAGCCATCTCGTCCAATAGGCAACCATCACCATGAAGACAAATGTAGCCGTCTTCACACGCGGGGCATGCTAATTCTTCTACAATCCAAATTCCCATTAGTGGAGTTTCTTTCCGCCTTGACCGTAGATGCGATTCAACCTGGCTTTCTTGGCTTTTTCTACTTGTATTTCGAGTTCTGAACGCCATTCACTCAGAACTCTCAGTAGTCCTCGGAGTGAGCGAAGATGGTGTTCGTTTTTGTCGATCATTCCGGCTTCGCTGAGCATATCAATGAGTGCATGGAATCTTGCGTCGAGAAGGATGACATCTACACCGATAGCTTGCATCGGGTGGACTTCCATCTTCTTCCATTTTTCTAGCTCTTTCTCTAATTGTAGATTGAGTTCGCGCTCTTTGTTTAAGAAATCAATCTCGGACATTCGTTCCTCCTAGTTGGCGAGCCAATACTGCTCGCTACGTCCTTGACGTTTCCTTACGACCTCTCCGCGATCGATCAATGTTTGCATTGTTTCCGAAACCTGGCGTGAGGTCAGATGATGCGCCCGCATGATATCCGATCTGTAGATACCTGGGCGACGTGCGACCATGATTCGGACTTTATCCATCAACCTCATTTCGTCTGTCCGTCCTACTGCGAAGATGAGGCTGATAGAATACTGACCCCACTTCTTGACGAATCGTGCGGCGTTAACGATGTCTTCTACTTCTACAGGGAAGAAACCACCGGGATCGGTCTGTCTCGATGCGGCCAAGAGAATCGCGAGTTTCGTTATACTACGAGACAATCTCTCGAAGGTAGGGAGAGCGCGGTCAGAACTGTAGTGATTCGCCGCCGTGTGTACCATCTTCATCTCGATTTCAGCGTTGAGTGTCCAAGCATCGGGCGAGAGTATCGCTTCTTTACGCGGAGCATCGCCTGTACTACCAAGATCAATTGCTTGTCCGGCGATCCTCATGTATTGTCCCGCCATGTACGCTTCCTTCAAGTCCCTTAGATGGTTCAATAGCCTCTCGCGTTCACTTACTCCGATTACCTGTGGTGGGCCTGTAGGTCTGATTCTGGATAGGTCGTTATCTCCCGATACGACCAAGAATCTTGGTAAGAATCCGCTAGTAACATACTGCTCTGACAGGAGCGAGTACGTCTTTTCGCGGATACCACCCCCAAAGAATATGAACACTGGACGACGGACGATAATTTCCTCTTTGCGGAGCACTCGCTTTTGGGTGCTTCCATCGTAGAGTTTGGTAAATGCTTCTGGCATTGCCCCGAGGTAGTCTCTTTTATTGATTCCGTCCAAGAGTCCTGAGATTTCATCTCGATAGAATACTCCTACCCTTCCTGGTCTAGTAGAGACTGAACTGAGGATTCCTTCTACAGACCCGTCGGTTGCTAGCAAAGCTTCGGGATCGACTTCGCTAAGCATGTGGATTGCCATTTCCATAGCCGTAGTCTTGCGAGTCAGTGTTGACTCTCCGAGAACCAGTCCCCACAGATTCGGAGACATTCCCTGTGGCGCGTAAGATGGCTTAAACTCGACGTGTTCTGCCAAAACCGCAGAAAGGAGAATTGCCGCAGAGAGTTCATGGTAGACAGGTGTAGCATCTGTGGCTTGTTCCGCCCAATGCAGATATCTGTCTATGAATGTCTCGGTGTATTCGACATTCGGTGGAATGAGGTCGGGGATCATCAACGGATCGACACGCGCCGCGATACTTGCCATGTGATCCGAAATACCGTGAGCCTTTTCGACTTCTGCCCAAAGATGTCGAATAGGTCGATTATCCCGCTCGTACTTATTGCACTTGGCCGTTAGTCCAACAGCCATCATTTCTTCTCTACCCATTCCAGCTTCTGCTGCCATACGCAGAAGTGCCCACATCTTTCCAGACCAATCTTCGGCTGGTTCTAGATCGTGTATCGTAAAGAAGCTCGCATCCAGGTACTCCTGGTACTTTACGAGAACTTCCTCGGAGTCTGGCAGATCATCGGGGATTTCTCCGACCTCTGATTTAGTTGTCTCGGGTTGCGGGATATCCTCGAAGGTACTGATTGAGATAGCACCGATCTTCGGCGGAAGTGCGAGAACTGTGGGTCTTCCCTCGTACTTAAAGTTGGTAGTCATGGGAACTCGCAGAAGTTGCGTAAGATCCCAACCGCTCTTGTCGGCTCCATTCTCATTATAGAGGTATGCTATCCGCTTCGAGTAATCCTCTGCAATATGCGCCGGTACCTTCTTTTCCAAGCGCCACAGGGCTTGATATCGTCCAGGGCTAGACAAGATCGTGAATGTTGGCGGCGGATTAATGTCAGCCGGTGATGCTGTATCAAGGTCTGCCCAAACGTAGTTGCAAGGGAGGCAATGTTCTTTGTGTCGCTCGCGTGCATTGAGAAGATTGACGCAAAACCAGCAGTTCTTTCGTTTTCCATTCTCGTGGAGGAAATCCTCAACACGGGAACCTTCGGACGGCCAAACAAAGAACTTCTGCTGGAAATTCGATTTATCTGGATCTGCTGTAGCAAGGCACAGGTAACCCTCTTGGTCTTGAAAAAGCCAAGAGAAGAAACCTGTTAGGAGTTCTTTTTCTGTTGCCGACATAGAAAAAGGGGGAGAGGTCTAGCCTCTCCCCCTATTATCTAGCTCAAATCAGGGATTCTCCACCCATGCCCAGATTTGACTACGTGTAGTGAACTTCGTGAAGGCTGGGCTTTGGATCTTGGTTCTGACTTCGATGCCAAGATCCGGACGTAGAATACCCTTGAAGTAGAATCTGCGACCATCTGGCATTACGATATAATTGCTATTCGCACCGCCACGCCGCGTACCCCACTTCGATTCGGGCAGTTTCAGAGTTATGGCAGCGAAGAGTTCCATTGCCAAAGGTTCCAGAGAACTTGCATGATGCCGTAGTGCATACATTACTGGGTGCATCTAACTAGATGAGTCCAGGTGTAGCGTTGGAATCCACAGACTCCATCGGGAAGAATGACTGGACTGAGTTGGCAAAAGTCTGTCCAGACGAATCCCGCTTGTCCTTTTCCTTGCGAATCTGAACGACGCCTGTGCGCTCGTACAGTTCGTCGTAATCAGGCTCCCAATCGCCGGAAGTGATCTCTTCCTCGGTATACCCCACGGCCTTGAAGAAGTTGACGAGTCTACCGTTCATCATCTTCCTCTTCTTCGGATCGTAGTCAGCCGGAGGAACAACCATGTTGCTGAAGACACGCTTGTTGTAGTAGGCCGAATCCTCATCAGGGCCAGAATCCTCACCGACACGTCCGGTAAGGCGCAGATGTACCCAAAGCATCGGCGTACCCTTGGGGAGCTTTGCACCTTCTCCCCCTGCCGTCTCGCGCTCCTCGGCGTCCATAATCTCGAACCAATACTTGCCGGTCGGGACTGCCTCGTAGGAAACCTCTTCCCACTCTGTAAGGTTAAGCGGTTCTGGCGACATTTCCGTTTGATCCTCCTGAGTTGTAGATCGTTTCGTAAATCTGAGGGAACGTTGGATTGGTGATCATCTGTCCTAGTTCCGGGAATCGTGTCTTGCAAAATGGAACTTTCGGAGTTGAGTCTAGTTGTAGTATTCTGTCTCCTGTCTTGTGCTTGTAGTAATACCCGACAACCCCGACGAATCCGGGGACTTCCTTCGCTACCTTGCCGCTAAGGTTAGGAATGATTCGTGTGGGCCTCCCTTCTTCCTCCTTCTCATTAGCAAGGCTTGTAACGATCGTGTGCATCGGTAAGTCTCGGAATGCACGGATCAAAGTACGCATGTGTGTACGAGACTTGCCCCATTCACGAGGGGCAGGCACTTCTTCGTCGCGCGTATCATCGTGTTGCTTCGTGAGCCGCATGATGAATCGCATATCAATGTCCTGAATCTCAGAGAGGGAATCGAGGGCTACCGTTTTCCACCTCAATTCTTCAGGCTTTGCGAAGAAGAGTGCCTCATGTATCTCATCGATCTCTTTGATCGTCTTGACTCTGATGATATCGACGTTCTCTTGTCGATGCCTCAGAGTTGCAGTTCCACCTTCACAATCGATGATCAAGACTGGCCCTGTAAAGACGTGATCAGCAGCCGTACCACAGAAGTACGTCTTACCTACACCTGAATCTCCATACAAGAAGGTACTAAGATATGGACTGAGTTCAGGTTTGCGAGTCTTGCTCTGTAGCGTGTCGATTCTTGCTGTCAAGTGTTTGCTCCAGTTTCACGACCATAACGTTGAGTTCCTGCATCGCGTGGATCATGCAGTACGGTATGCCCTTTACCTTGTGATACGTTGAGCTTCCGCATCCCCTCGATGCACAACGCATTTCCTGGTCGAAATGACGTAAAGGCCCGAATTGCTTTGGAGGTTCATATCTTGACTTGAACTGTGGTGGTGGTTCCGGTGTTGGTTTAGTTAATGCTTCGATTTCGTCTAGTGTAAGTTCATCTTCCACGTTAGTCATTTTCGACATGGAAGTCGACGCGAAGAGTGTTCTGCCCTGGAATGTCGTAGATCGTTACCTTCAACGGGCCGAATTCTAGATCACTCCGCTTCATCGTGCGAGCTTCCACCATCTCTGCGACTGTCTTGATCTTTTCCCAATCCACCAGATCAAGATTGAATCTGTTATACATCGTCGTACTCGTCGATCATTTCGTCATATCCTTCGGACTGTGCGAGGCAACCGTCGCATTGATAGGCGTTGTGCTCGGGATCGGGTAGTCTCTTCACCATGTTTGGAGTTACTGCCTCGTCTTCTACGAGTTTCCCTTCTCTTGTTTTCTTCAGGTCATCTTGCATGCAATTCTCACAGACGTAGACGCTACTACCTTCGTATTCGTAGAATTGTGTTGTCATGTTATCGGCTCCAGTTCTTTTCGTATTCCTCTTCGATCATCATTTGCCAATCGCTGCCATCATCTACAGCGATGCAAGGAGCACGGAAGGGACAGCGGAGGCAACTCCATTCCCCTGTGGGATTCGGGTAGAGCTTGGGATCGCTCAGCATATCGATGACTTCCCAGTAGAGCCGCACTTCCACAGAGGTAATCTCGTTCTGATTGCGGTGTACTAGGTCACGTTGGACGAATTGCTCGTAACCTGCCTCCCTGACGTAATCGACGTAATTCTTTAGCTTCTGATCCATCTCCACGATTATCCCGATGCCTCGATCTTCGATGAACTCTTCGAGCATCTCGACTGTCGTGGATTCCTTCGCGCGGTCAATCGAGAACATGCCGTTCTTTAGCTCAGTAGGCGGCTTTGGGTAAGCCTTCCTGAGAGCGTTGTAGATCACGAAGTCGATCTTCCTAAATGGCAGGTCGTAATGCTCAGCTTCTCGCTGACCTGCATACATATAGGTTGAGCATTGCTCATCCTTATCGAGCTTCGCGAAGTAGTCCTCGTCAATCTTCGCTGCTGTCTTGTGTTCTAGAATTCCGTATCGTCCTGATTCCCGATCTTGGACGATAGCATCCTCAGTTCCTCTGAGATGGACTTCTTTAACCTGACCATCACGATGATCTACCCAAGTCAGTATCTCTCCGGTATCAGGATTCCGTACTGGAACCGAGAACGTATGTTCAGCAACGATAACATTGAAGTTGTCGCGCTCTGCTGCATACTGCTTGTAGAACGTCAGCATTCCGATTCCGAGGTCGCGATGTTCCTCGAATTCTTCCTGCTGTAGATCCCCGATGATGTCCTTTAGACCGCGTACCTTGTATGCCTGTACCGGACTATCGACTAAAGCTGTATGCTCATCGAGTGCTAGTTCAGGTACGTTCGTTACTGCTAAGATTCTAGGACTACGATCATATAGGGTAGGCAACCATTCCTCTGTAGTGACACCACCATTCCATTGCAGTTCCCACCAGGTCTTGAATGTCTCGACGGGATCACGCTTTAGGAAAGGATCGTAGTATCTCGCGAGTGCCCAATGGACACCGGAGCCAAACCACAGAGGTAGGTAGATGCCGCCGAGTTCTGCGCGAGGTACAAGATTCTCGCGCATGGGGCTTGACCAATGCCAACGTCTACGGCATTTCTTGAATGTTCCCCGATCCGAGGCGTGGATCGGAATTATGCTGAGTTTGTCGGGTGCTTCGGGAAGTTTCCCAAATCCCCGCAGACCATCTTCAATTTTCATGCAATCTCCCGTAGGCTTTCGAGGGATTAACACTATCAGACTTGAGCGGCTATGTCAACTATCAATAACCTGCCAGTCGCCCGATGCGATCCTCTCGAATTGCCTGTTCTCGTTTCGTTTTTAGTAGTTCTTCACTGATTTTCTTATTCTGCCGATCTTCTTTGCGTTTTCGGACAAGTGCAGCGAAAATCATCGCCGCCGTCTTATGCTGCATCGTACAATGGTAACTGTGGCGGATTCTGTAGAGCGTCGAAGTCCCGACACCACAGTAGTCGGATGCCTTCTCAGGGCTACCACAACGTAGAATAAGCTCAGTGACGTAGGGCTTAATCTCTGAGCAGTCTACGTTGGTTGACTCGTATCCCATTCCATCGCTTCTGCTATCACGGGCAGTTCCTTGGCTAGAATTTTCTTGATCTGCATAGCGATAGCTCTGTGTTCCTCCTGGACATCTTCTCCACATCGGAGTTCAATGTAGTGAATCCAGGATCGAATTGAGCCTGCCATGTAGAGCTTCGTCCTTGCACTTCCGGGGAGAAGGAACCTTGCAGATTCCCTCGCGATATCTCTACCTTTTGCTTGGTTGTAGAGATTCGTTGTAAAATTCCAGACAGAACGTTGAGCTTCATCGAACCAGTCCAGAACTTCATCTGGTAGATCATCAATCGATGACTGACGATTCTTCTCTGCTTGCCGTCTAGCCTTAGCCAACTCGAAGGAAGCCGTGGCACCGACGTAACGCTGACTTGCTTCTTGAAAGCTAAAAGACCTGTGGCGCAGTAGTTGAACCGCGATGATTCTGCTAGTCTGAATTTCCATTACCGCATGAGCCATCTCGAAAGGTGACCAATGCTTGTGTCTGATCAAGTATTTGATCAGTCCTGTTGATTGATTACTCTGATCCGCGGAAACCCTCGCGCAATACAGAATCAACAACTCAGGATTTGGAGTTATGCTGACTAGTCTAGTGTTCATTCAGCAGCACGGACAAGTGCCCAAAGTGCATCTCGGATTGCTTCTTCGTCGTAGTCGGGTGCAGCAGAAGCATTCTTAGCTCTCTTTGCAAGAATCGCTAGCGTTTCGAGCTTCTTCTCTAGCTGTTCGGTAGGATCTTCCTTGTCTGTTAGGGCTTCGGCGATTCCTCTGATGCACTTTCTTGCATACTCTTCGCCACCATCTCCTTTTGTCCGAGAGCGGATGAGTCCATCTAGTGCAAATGCGAATTTGAGTGCATCCTCTTGTGTCATGTTTCCTTTTTCCAGGATTGGATTTCTTCTTCGAGACGGGCAGCAGCATACTCGCCTTCGTAGTGACCTTGCCCATCATCTCCTCCACTATCGCGCCATGTTTGTGGATCGACCATTTGGAACAGATGTTCGGCGAGGAATCTCGCACGGGCTAGTTTCTTCTTTAGCTCCACGATTTCATCTCTGAGTGTTCGGTTATGCTTCCGTTCCTCTTCCCAGATTTCACGGTAGTAGTCGGCGTTTAGTGGGCCTTTAGGTTCACTCATTTGTTATTCCAAATCGTCGCTCGAATGCGCGACGAGTCGCTGCTTCATCTTTCATACCACAATCGAAGCAAACTTCCTCTTCATTTGGCCCGTAAGGGCGAGTCTCCTCGATGGCACCGCAAAGCTCGCAACGCCCCGGTGGTTGCTCCTGAATTACGTGACCCTGATCAATGGCTTTTATGACGAGATCAGCAACGTCCTTTCCGTGTACTGGGCAATCGAGTGATAGTATCGGTGGATTGCAGATGCAATTACTCATCTTCTACCTTTACCGTAACTGTACCGTATTCGATGAGATTATGAATTCCTTTGACATCTTGATCACCGAATCCTGTTTGTGCATAAAGAAGCCAACTCGCGAGAACTTCTATCACATTGCGGAGTCTCGCTATCTGTTCATCGGATGAAAGCTCGTTGAATCTCTTACTCATGCCGGACTCCTGAATATTTGCGCAGGATGGATACCTGCAATCCACAATCTTCGGCATTCATCGCAATATGTTGATTGTACTGGATGATCAGCCTCAACTCCGTAATCATCGAGTGGGCCTACTCGAATCCTATGTGGGCATCGACGGCTTCGTATAACTAATAGTGGTTTATTTCTGTTCATGTCGGGCCTCCTCTACTTCCTCGAAGGCTCTTACTTCGTCTGCGATTGTGTCGCAAGGGATCGCTCCTAGACTGATTGCTTCTGCTCGTTTGCTTTTAGCGATGTCGTAGTGTGGGCCGATACTCTCTCTTGGCTTCTGTTCCCAATCTTTCCTGAGTCTGAGTTTGCGTCTCATTTGTTCCAGTTCTTCGTTCGTTGTTGCGAACATATGGCACATAATCATTCTTCCGTATGGCCACATCGGTACGCCTACGTAGACGGGCATCGATCTTTCCTTATCTGCCCGAAGTAAATCTTTTCGTGCACGCGACAACAGAAAATGCCGCCTGTATCGTAGACGAGTTTCCCACAACAGGGACAAGCACGAACCGGAAACAGTTGTAGTCGTTCCCACGGATCATCGAATCTTCGCTGCATTATCCCCCGTAGTCAGAAATTAGAGGGACACCACACCATCTACAGTTCGGTCTGCTTTCTTCTGTCCATTCGTGGACGCCGGTGTATCTGCAAGGCTCACCTTCATACCAAAATTCGTGTACTAGAGATTCTGCTTCGGGTTTGCCGCAGCCTTGGATATCCATTGCAAATGCAACGAGAAGAGGTTTTATAGTATCGAAATTCATCATCCTGGAGTTCTTGTTCGTTTCGTTACGAATTTCACTACGTTTGCTCGCTTCCGCAATGTCTCGGAGGTTGGCTTTGATTTGTTGCGGTCTGAGTGTCGGTCGTAGTCAAGCAGGAATGATGCGTTGATCCTTAGAAGCATCTCCGCATGTTCTCCTTCTGATGCACAAGTGCATATAGAACCTTCTTGCATTCTATCCGAAGATCTGCTTAAACCAACCTTGCTTTCGGGTGTTGGTGGCGAGGACTCTGGCATCTACGGTGTCCTTTGCATTGATGTGGATGATGTTGGCTACTGACTCCTGACCAGGACGCCATACTCTGCTGACTCCCTGATCATTGTCCTTCGGACTCCATGAACGATCGAGGAACACGCACGTTGTCGCTGTAGTGAGCGAGATACTCTCTGAACCTAGCTGTAGCGTACAGATGAATACCTGATGTTCCTTCTTCGGGAAGTCAATAGCCCACTTCTGGTACCTTGTTCGGTCACTATCTGCTTGCCTCATTTCGAGGAAGGAGATTCCTGCTTTCTCGAACCGAACCTTAGCAAGCTCAATCGGGGCTTTGAAGTTGGAAAATACAACAACTTGATCCCGACGCTCCTCGTCCCATTCGAGTCCATCCAATATGTCCATGAGCGCATCCAACTTTGACGAAGGCTCAACAAACTCCAACTCTTGTACCCGTCTTTGTGTGACAGGATCAAAGTAATCTCTAACAACTTTGGGAGTTGCGACTGAGATCTGCCGGAGACGTTGCAATGCTGAGAGAACGTTAGGCGAATAGATCTCTTCTCCAGCATCGTCGAGGGCTTGGAGGTAGTCTCTGAGGTCATCGTAGATCCTTCTCTGGATTGGGTTCAATTCGACTTCGTATGGGCTAAAGATCGGATCAGGAAGATTCTTGAATACCTCCTGCTTCGTGCGACGCGGGCCAATACTTCGCATTAGGTCGCGGAACTCTTGAATCTTGTCGGGCTGAATACCGACTATCTTCCGGAATCCATTGACCGAATCTTCTAGGCAGTATTCCTCCCGAAATCGCCAGTAGCTCGCGAACTCATGCTTGTCGAGGAAGTTCAGGAGACTATGTACCTCGGCGGGGTTGTTGATGAATCCTGTTCCTGTCATCACATGCTTGATTGGAGCTTTGAGTCTCTTGATTTCCCTAGTCCATCCTGTCCGACGACCCTTGATCCTGTGGGCTTCGTCGAGGATGATGATGTCCCACTTATGCTGATGGATCTGTTCTAGAACATCGATCTTCGTTTCCTTCTTTGCCTCTGATGCAGCTTCATCTAGGATTTCCTCGAGAATTTCCTCGGAAGTTTTCGGTTGCTGCGTTTCATCCTCTGGCTTTTTCTTCTTCTTTTTACGCTTTGTGAAGATGTTGTAGTGAGCTACGAAGATGCGCGGTTGTGTGTAGTCATCTGGGATTCCTCCGATATCGAACTCGAATCCTTCCATGACCATCTTGACCTTGCCGCCATTCAGGTTGAATAGCTCGTACTCTGGAAGCTGGATCGGCCCATGCTTCCAGAACGTACCCTTCCCCGATCTTGTCGTAATGATCAAGACCTGTGGGCATTCTTTTTCCAGTTTTCTAGCCCACTTTGGGATCAACCATAGGACAGTTGATGTTTTAAAGCATCCCATTTCAGACCAGTTTGCTGACCAATCGCGTTCGGCGAGATGGGCCATATCTTCGATCTGAAACTCAGCCGGCTCTATCGTTTTTGTCTGTGTCATGGAGTTTGTTCCTTTGTTCTTGTAATCAGTTTCTCTACTAAGACACGCAAAGATTTTTCATCACCTTCTGGAATTGGTGTCCAGAGACGTTCTAACCCTTGAAGTTCTGGTCTTAGTGGGATGATTGTGTGTCTCTCGTCATAGACGTAGAGACGACGTTGTCTTAGATCAAGCGTAATCCATTCGATCACTTTATTGCCTCCCGTAGAGCTTTTTCTTCGGTCATGTTCTTACTCCAGCGATTCCACTTGTATCTGTGGTAAGCCTTTCGACATCCTTCTTTGTGGCAGAAGTGTCCTCGATTGATCACGTCACCACAGACGAGACATCTTGGCAACTTCAAATCTTTGACGAGACAAATCGCTTCGGACATCGAGAATCCGACGACGAGAAACTCTTCTATAAGATCGAAGTTGCGCTCAAACCATTCAATCCTTCGACACCATGAACACAAGCGCCGGGATTTTTGGTCGAGCTTAACTTCTTTGCCACAACGTTCGCATCGCTTGGGCGAACAGTCACGACACCACCCCGTATCCCGTAGAAGTTCTAAGACAAAATCGCCACATTGCGGACATACTTCCATCTATCTGGGGCTACCCCAGTCTCTAGTAGGATGCGCCGCAAACTGGCCAGTTGCTAAGAGGAAGACCGGATGCAACGTAAATCTGCTGCTCCCTAGTGGCATAGTCAGCGCGACTCGCGAATCTTGTGCCGCCTGCACCAATCCATGTATCGATGGTAAACTGCAACCCGCCGTAAAATCCGTTTCCTGAGTCAATGTCCCAGATTGGGTGCCCTGTTCCAAGGCTACTCTCACAGGTTGCAACTCGTTCCCAACATGACGCGCAGATTCCCGCCAATGAAACGTACTTCGATGCTAGCGCAATCATCGACTCTTGGAGTTCGCGCTTTGTCCAGTGAAGTTGCGCGCGATGGAACTTTACGACCTTTGCCTTATGGACTTTAGCCGTATGGACTACCCATTTATCGTGTCGTATGATTCGCTTCTGCCACCATATCTTCTGATGTAGCGTTAGGTGAGCCTTCTTCGGGATCACCATATTCTTTGCTTGGGCTATATGTACGGTTGCTAGAAAAACGGCGACAACCGTTAGTGATAGCTTAGAAAGAATGCCTACCTCCCGTTTAGCTTACAAATCCTCCTAAAAACCGGAGAAGCTCTCACTCTTGGGCGAAAGCCTGATGATCCGGTGGCCCGACACCGCGTGGAAATCCAACCACCGGATCGTGAGACTTTATCCCTTAAATAGCCGAAGTCGGGGAGTCCTTGCGGAAACTCCCCGACTCTCAGCCAGCTTCTACGGGAGTAGAGCGGAGGTCACTGTAGCAAATCTAGGTCACTGTGTCAAGCCTAGATTTACTTCACGTTTCCTCGGATTCCTCAGTATCCCACAAGACTTCGACCGAAGTTGAGTCAAGTCTATTCTCTTCTTGGGCTTCGGCTACTGTATTCACCACAGCAGCGACACATTTTCCGCGAATCCAATCCAAGTCTGACTCATCATTCATATCGACTCTGATCACGAGAATTATTCCCACTAGTGTCCTGACGGATGGAGGTATCCCGGATCTACTTCCAGAAGTCGGTAGATGATGTAGTTATTTAGCTTGACTTGATCGTCGGGATTGCTGACGTTGGTGAGTACATCTTCGATGCTCCGTTCTTCGAGAACGACTTCTGCGAGGAACCATGAATAGAGCGAATCATCTACTTGATGTTCCTCTAGACCTACAAGGACTATTGGCACGATAAATCTCCTGATTCCTTTGGAATTGGTCATCGGCTCTTTGCTCAAGTCTCCAAGCTATTAGATCCATTTCCTCTCTGAATAGAGGTTTCTCATCTTCGGAGATATAGGGATTGCTTAAAATCGAGAACTCAATCCCGTCATGCCCTGAGTTGAGGGTACGGAGTACCTTTGATGCTTCTCTCAAGGCCATATGCTTGGCTTTTCTTCTTTTAGCTGAATTAGCCATCACTTAGTTTCTCCTTAGAAATGGAAGAAGCCCCATTTTCAGGGGCTTCTTCCATTTTCACCATGGATTCGGAACTACGCAGCGGCTTCTGCGGTTGCCTTACCAGCAGCCTCACGCTGCCGCTTGGCCTCGCGAACGAGAGCCTGGTTGATCAGGAAGACTCCCTCGTTATCGCGAGTCTTGCCCTTGTCATCCGTCCAGGTTCCTTCGAGCTTGCGAACCTTGATCTCGACACTCTTGGCCATATCGGCCAGTTCGTCGCTGTAGTTCTTCGCGCCGGTCTTGTCGTCGGCCTCATTCTTCGCGATCTTCGCGAAAGCCGTCTCGAAACCCGTCTTGACCGAGTTACCGAGCTTACCCGAGAACGCATACGGGATACCGAGCTTACCCGACTCCAAGAACTCGACTGCCTTGGACTCGTACAGACCCTTCTCCGAACCACCTGCGGTTACTGCATCGATCTGATCGAGGTCAAGCTCATCAGATGCCATCAGTTCCTGAATCGTGCTAGACATTTCTGTGTTCCTTTCGTTAGGTGTTGATCTTGCGTTTAGGTGTGGTAGTGCCCTGCGAAATCTTTTCGATCCTCAACTCCATCTCCCGGAGCCTTTCTTCATGATCCTTAAAACCCTCTAGTATATTGAAACCTCCTATCTGTCTGGCCAAGTCATCGACTCGTTGAGCAAGAATAGCAGGGTCAAGCCGCGGTGTCAAGTCCGAATGTTTCACCACTTCGTAGTCGCCCAACTCTGGCGGCTTATGAAGGATGATGACACTCGGCTTGTTACGCGCTCCCTGCCGAAGCATTGTGATGCAGCCCATACTAATCAGGGACTTACGGACATCGGTGTAGTACGACTGAGCAATCGCGCACGTTCGATATGCACGAACGAATGATCCGCGAAAGACCCTCAGGTTCACACCGTCCATATCCTCGATAGACGAGCCTTCCTCTAGCTGCTTGTAGAGGTTAGACAGATGATGGAATACAGCATCAACCATCGATGTCTCTTCGATTGAGGAAGCACATTCGGCAAACCCAATTCTCACCGATCTTTACTACGACTCCCTTTGATCGGTCACGTTGTGATTCATCATGGTTCGGGACAGTACAGACCAATCTTCCACCTTCTGTCTCTTCATCGAAGATCCTGTGTTCTGCCTTGAGCCATCCCATGATGTCCCTCGGTAGTGCTGAGGCTTTGTTAGAAACTCTCCGTCTTGGCTCAGGATCGGGTTGTGCCTCGATCGCTTCGATTTCATCTAGAGAGAGTTCATTTCCAGCCATTGCTGAGAAACCTCCGCTAGTGGTACGAAACCTTCGACCGGCTTGATCAGGTAGTTTGATCTGTGGGAACGATAGATGATCCTGAATTTCCTTCCGTTGATTTCGATTTCATCTCTCCCCTCTAGAATAGCTATCTGGAACTCTTCGCGATAAGTGTTAGGCCACTTGGAATCCTCCACTTCCCTGTGCTTCGTAGGGTACTTAGGCTTTTCGTTCTCGATGGCTTCGATTTCGTCTAGACTTAGCTCGTCAGACATTTACTGCCTCTCCATTCCCCGCAGAATCTGGTAAGGGATCGAACTGTGCTAGACCCCGATCACCCATCGTATCGTACACTCTGGCAAGAGCTTGGCGATATTCCTCAATTCCCTTTTCCAGCTTCATTCTTACCAAAGCTGTGTAGTCTGCATCGATCCATCCGTACTTCTTCCGTTGTTCCTGGTGACGCAGCCATTCCTTCGCTGGTTCCTTGATGATTTCGCCGGCATGTTCCATTGCCGTGATTTCATCAAGCAAAACTGCTACGCTGAATGACGTCAACTTCATTCTTCCTCACTCTGCCATTTGCCATTAGCACGAAATCGATGACTTGCCCCGTCTTTCGCACAAGTCTGACGTGAACATCTCCCGGATGCTGGCCCTGGTCAAAACCTAGAAGCTCAACATCAACTTTCTTGAAGAGTCTCTCCAAACCTAAGGTCTGTGCCCGACTCAATTCAATCACTCAAAACCTCCCGTAGTGTTGAACGGACTACTTACCTTATCACAAGCAGCGCCGTTTGTCAAGTGGAATTAACTCGATTCCAGCCTCTCTAGTTCTTCGCGTAACTTTTGGATACGCTGCCGCTTACGATTGTCATTGCTGATGACTCGGTTGTAATGCCATCCCCAAACATCATCTTCAAGCCAATAGTCGGTATGGCAAATACGAACGTGTGGTTCTGGAAACCCGATGTTTCGACTCTTCCAGTTACTAACCGCCGATGGTTGAACTTCCAACATCTCAGCGATTGTTCCTGTGTCTACTAGCTTGTCAGTTTCTACGAGCATCTTCGTTGAGATGATTGCTCATCATCCGACGTAGACCTCGGGCAATCTGTCCGAACGGTGAAACGTTGGCAAACGGAAGAGGCTTCTCAACCAATTCGTAATGTCCTCCTGTTTGATCTCGAAATTGATTATCGGCATATACCTCGACTGTTCTCTCCTCAAAGTCGATAATCATTGCAGTAATGTGATCTTCTCTCAAGAGTGAAAGATCACCGTTCCATGGTTCTTTAGTCATCTCTCCTCCACAAATCTACTTCGGAGTTGTAATCCTGAATCTCGTACTCGATCATCTCAAGATGATCCCCTATGAAGGAACCAGGCGCAAACTCACCTGCTGAGAAATGCTCTTTGGAATCATCGAAGATGAACGTGACATCATTTGTCTCATCAATCTCGATTCTTACGATCTTCTTTGGGTCAGGCACCCATTCTCCTTTCAGCTTCCATCTCTGCGTACATATCGGCAAGTTCTCTGGCATCCTCTTCTGAGAGGAAATCTTCTTCGGTCTTTCCGACGAGATTGGGGCGACCACACTCTCCACAGAGTCCACGTTCGATCATGTTCTTTTCCATGGCTACCATGGCGAAGTTGGTTTCGTGTTCGTCGTCCCAGGAATCCTCGAATTCCTCGCCGGTATAAACGAGAGGTTCGATGAATTTCCTACCACCGTCATCGAGAAGATGGTAAAGCCTCCAAAGCTCTCCGTCATAATGCGGGATACCCTTGAGTTGCCCGCAACCTCTACAGACCTTTATCATCAGTTGCCTTTCTTTTCCTGAAGATTAGCCAGTTCGTCGCAGCGAGATTCCATCTTGTCAATCTCGTCGGTTGTTTCATCGCCCGTTAGCTGAACTGCACAATCAAGCATCTGCGCCGCACGTCTTAGATAATCGGATGCTTTGTAATTTTCCATCAAACCTCCGTTGGGTCGATGAATAGCTTTTCGGCACAGTATTCGCTACAGCATGGGTACTTCTCGCCGAATTCGTCTTGATACTCGTCTTCAGTCGGAGTACCACAGTGTTCGCACTTCGGCATTTTCTCGTACATCTCCTTTGCCCATCTGCGAAGTCCTGCTGCTGTCAGACCGTCATTCACCGTCGGATATAATCCTATTGATGATGCACCCGAGATTGTGAATGGTAGTGGATGAATTCCCTCAGCCCAATTCGAGAACCAACGAATACCGAGAATACGTGCCCAGTGCTTTCGCAGTATGATTGCTATTTCTGCAATCTCGCGCGGATCGTCCTCTTCTGCGAAATCTTCGATGAAGAAGTTGGACATTGCCCCTGGCGAGACGTTATCCACTCCATATGCAATCTCTACGGAATGGGCACCACTATCGTAAAAATTCTTCTGGCGCGTCACGACGAATACCATTTCATTCTTCTCCCAACATCTTTTTGAGGACAGGGATTCGAGCAGAAATATCTTCTGCCTGCTTTAATTGCCGACGAAGCTCATCTCTCATCGCACGATCACAAGCCTTGGCAGCGTTTGTGACGCGCCAATTGGAAGCTTTCATACCATGTTCAACTGGCCATCCATCGACTTGTTCATCGATCTTCGTGGTGATGACTACAAGCTGATCGATAGAAATCTGAGCTTCGACAATGCGGTCGTAACCTTCGTTCTCGTGAACGGAAATGAACCATCCTGGGAAAACTGCTCCTTCTGGCCCTCCGTTGTAAACGAGATGGGATTTACTAGTAGCTCTAATACTGATCGTTAGATCACGAGGGTTATACGGTGCCATCTTCTTCTACCTCCTCGATTGTCACATAACGTCCTAGATCATGCGACTCTGGATTTCCGATGCTGCCGAGGAAGCCGTACTTGAACCATCCATTTACGATCGGATAGACTTCGTATGTCGGAAATCCATCTGGATCGAATTCCTCTGAAAGCTCTTTGTTGTATTCCACAAGATGATTCAGAGCTTCGGCGTAGCTATCGAATGTCAGTGGATCATCGTTCTCTGGCAAATACCCAGGAGTGTTCTCGATAATCACGTATTTCTTTGGCATGCCTCTCCTTTCTTTGATAGATCCAACGCAGCATACTTGAAGATATGCTGCATAAGACCTACTTTGAAACTCGGCGCATTCGGAGCTTGTAACCTTTGCGGAGGATGATGGTTCTCTCGTCGTTGATCTTGAATTCGTAGTTGTTCTGGACTTTGTGCTCACCCACCTTCCACAGTGGAGCTTTCGTGTTGAGATAGTAGATTGGTTGCCATGAGAAATCAATCCACTCATCCATAGGCAAATCTCCGATTCTGGTTTCTTCCTCGTTCCTTAGGAGTTTTACCTTGAAATCAGGATCACCTTCCCTCAATCCCACAGTGAGCATGATCGAGAGCGCGACGAAATCCCAAGTAAGCTGGATTATCTCTCCCTTGACTCCGATGATTTCAGTTTCCAGTGGCATGGTCTTCCTTTAGTCTGCGTGTGAGATATTCGCGTGAATCATTCACGCTGAACATCAGGTGAATCAAACCGATGACGTGAAAACCATCGTCGGTTTCCAACTTGGTTGCATCCTCGGCTGCACGAGGCAAAGTGAAACCGTGTCCATCGATTTTGTATCTACCTTCACCATCTGACTCGATAGTGAGAGTAGGCCGCCCTTTTGAATCCTCCATCGTGAGCTTCATTCAGCCTCCCTTGTATGACCTCGGATTGTTACTGCACAGTTGACACTTTCCCCACCGACTTGGCTATCGATGAATCTCATATCTGCATCGACCTGCATATCTCGTCTGAGTGTGATTACAACTCCTTCGATGTTGAAAGAGATTCGATATCCTTTCTCTCCCAAAAACTGTTCGATTCCTTCGCGGATATCAGTGGGATGGTACGTCTCACCTTCAGTTGTTCTGAGGTAAGTTTCGTATAGATCCATTATCTAGTACCCTTCGTCGTCGTTTAGAACGTGGGCAAGTAGCCCTCGATCCTCGTCTAGTTGGTAGAGCTTTTCCAGCAAGATGTAACGCTTGACTACATTCCAGCGGGGAGTCTTGTTGATTTCTCTTTGCAGGACGAAAGATTCCGCTTTCATGCGGATGAGCATCTCGCTAATCCAGAGATCCACTTATTCAACCTCCCTTAGTTCGTAGTCGGGTTCGATGTTCTGATCTTCTTTGGTCGTGTACTGCTCTGCCTGCAAGCAGATTGGACAGAGTCTTGGGACATTCCTCGTATTCTTGAGAGAACGTTCCAAGTATCTGTCACCTACCCAAATCCTCGAGACTTTCCATGGGATACCAGCTTCTTCGATGACTCGCATGAGATTAGCTCCCTGGCCAATTCTATGCTGTATCAAACGAGCCGGCAAATCTTTCGTGAATCCCAGGTAATGTCTCGCGTGCTTGTATGGGATAGTGAAATGGATCAGGTAGAGATAGCCCATATGCTGACGTTTCCTAGCGATTTCCTCGCGAATGTACATCGGCGGGCCGAACTTTGCGAGCCTTGCTTCACATCTCGGAGTTAGTGGTTTAATGCCGACGTTGATCAGATCATCAAACGTTATCTCGTAACGTTCGTCGATCCTGATCTTGTATTCCTCAATCTTCTTCATCAGAGAAATCAAAGCCCATGACTATGAAGACTGCTCCGAGAATCCCAGATAAGCCTACTCCGAGTCTGTTGTGTGTCAGAACTGAGTAGCAAAAAGCGAATCCTAAGATCCACGTTAGAAATCTTGATGCCATGCGATTGCTTTCGCATTGACTCTTGCGATGGGATTCTTGATCGAAGGATCACACGATCCTCCGGTTGTCCAAATCTCGAACTCATCTTCGCCATCTTCGTTGATCCTTCCGACGACTTTGATTCCGAAATCCCAACCTCTCGCATGTGCTTCGATTCCGTGACTTCCGCCGCGGCTTGCTTCTGTCGATGCTGTTACTTCCGTTGTGTTCATGCCGCGAACACTTCCCCAGAATCTACGCTTACCCATTGCTACCTCCTTCTAACTGCAAGGTACAATATGATCATTGCACAAGCCCAAATCCCTACCACACAGAAAACCATGATCCAGTGATCCATCTATCCTCCTTTGGTTTAGGCTCAAGGGAGTACAGCTTTTATCCTGTACTCCGGTTAAACCTAATCCGTTACGTTCTCGACCTTCGCGATGTTGAAATCAACTCCCTTGATTCCCCATTCGGCCTCGATGCGCAACTTCGCGTAGTTCTCAATGTCCTGGAACATCTTGAACTCGTTACCATGCTGTGGCAGCCGGTTCTCTGGTAGTTCCATCAGTCTCGGCATCCTGACGTAGCAGATCCACTCTTCGTAATGTGCGTGAGCCATTAGACCTCCACGTTGAGGAATGCGATCTTATCGCATTGCCACTCGACGACTTCCTTCTCATGCTCGGGAACAGCGGCAACTACCTCGGTACCTACGACAACCCTCTTGCAAACGACCTTCCGTGTTGTATAGAGGTTGAACTTCCCTTCGACTCCCGGAATCTCGATGTACACGTTGAAGTCATCGTCCGTGTACTTCTTCTCGACCTTGTATCCGTGCTTCCGCGAGAACTGGACGTACTTTGCGATTTCCTTGACCGTCTCTTTCTCATCCAGTTCGTACTCGCCACTTTCGTCGTTGTAGTGATGTTGCGCGATGTTGTGGTACTGCGACCCGCGGTATGCGTCATACGGGATATCGCATCCCGCCATGAGTGCATTCCTCCAGAATCCGCGACGAAGTGCTACCTGCTCATCGTGTGTAGCGATCTTCTCTTCCAACCTCCGAAGATTCTCCACCCGCTCGTCGTATTCAGTTGCACTATCCATTCCGTACTCCTTTCGGTAAATCGTAGTTGATGAAATCAGGACGATAATACTCCAATCCTCCTGCCGGTACAACAGCACCAAACCACAGTACAGGCAAGCATTGGAACTTCGGGCGATCAAGCCACTCCCACAGAACACCACGACTTGCAAATTCTGTGACGAATCTGCGACCATCCTTCAAATGGGCACAGAACGTGCAATCCCATACTCCGTGACGATCGCCGTAGTATTGGTAGTATTGGTGAACCTCAAACCATTCGACATCTTCGTCATGCCGAAGGAGCCATCCGAGATTCCTAACCTCCTTCTCGGTTCCATCTGGTGAGATTACTTTGCTCATGCGCGCCTCGCTTTTTCGAGGTAATACGCGCGCTCGATCACGTGAAACGGAATCCTCACAGTACAGATGATCTTGACTTCAGGAGGATTTATGTCTTTGCATTGTTCCTCTGCGTCGTCGTGATCGTTGGCCATAAATGGTTCTGACCAGAACTCACCATCGAGTTCGAATGTTACGATGTAGAGCCTCATTCGGGCTTCTCCACCATAACACCGTCAACGGTGTCGATGTTACCGATGTTGAGGATCATGGCCGAGATGAAGGTATCTTGTGAATGCTGATCATCAAGTTCCAGCCATCCCTGGGATTCCGGAGAAAGATCCACAAGTGCGAAAACCTGCATCCTCTCTTTGTATCCGTGGCGCGATGCCACGGAATATCCCATGATGTGTCCACGCCTCTTGCCGAATGTTACGACACTACCGATCTCCGGCAGGTTATTCATAGTGTGGCCTCGTTTCTGGAAACGGCTTCGGCGGATATTCTTCGATGACTCGATACTCGAAGAAATCATCGCGATAGCTGAGAACACTTGTGTAATCATACTCGTTCTCTTCGCCGCGCCGCTCTTCTTCCTTCGCGTTGAAGATACGCGCGTAGGCAAACGCGTCATCTTCGCTTGTAAAACTGACGACTTCAAAATCTTCGACTGGTACTCCTGCGTGATACCACCAGCCACCTTCTTCTGGCCCTCCGTATTGCTGCCCTACGTTGTACTTAGCAACGAAATACAGACCCATCTTTCCTCCTTTCTACTCCCGTTGAATTGCTGATTGAGCCGTAGAGGAATCGAACCTCTATGATTGTGAACCATCCGGCTCTACTCCCTGTTATTTCTTTGCTTTCAGAAGTGCTTTCCCGACCGCCGGCAAAACGTTTTTCTGTCTTTCGTACTTCGCGATCTTCGTTTCGATCTGCTGCTTTGTCATGCCCTCCTCCTTATCTGTTGAACCAGACAATGTGTGTTGTGTCTGCGTAGATGTCTCGTGTCCATGATGATGGCCGAACGTGGGCTTGTGCCATCTTCATCACGCCATTGATCTTCTTGGCGGGCTTTCCGAAACCGTCGTAGTCAGTGAAATTACCCGAATCAACGGCGTTTTGGAAGCTCTTGACGGAACACAACGAGCAACCTTGCGGCAGGGAATCGGTGTAGATCCCTTCGAGAACTTCGTGATGCTTGAGAACTGTCTCGATGTCGCTCTCGATCCTCGTGAACCATTCGTACTGTGGATGAGTGATCGTGAAGTTCGGATCATCCTTGAGACAGTTGATGCAGTACAGCGCATCTTGCAGGATTACTCTGTCGTTCTCGTTCATTTTCCCTCTCTTTCGTTTAGCCAAGCTCTTAGAGCCTCGGCTTCTTCTGCAACATCGTCGTGTGTGGAATCATCCCTCCACATCTTGTCGATCAAGTGGAGAAGATTTTCGACTCTCTGGATTAGCTCGTTTTCGTCCATTATTTCTTCGACGGAGTGACGATGTACAGGTGACCGAAACGCGAGATTGTGGACAACTTGCCGAGTCTATCGATGAAGCTCAGAGCTTCGCGCTTCGTGAAACCGTGATTCTCGCGCGACATCACGGGCTTTCCCGGATCTGTTGCTGAAACAACACGAACAGTGAACATCTTTCCCCTTTCTACTGCGAAAGTCGGCGGCGATATGCCCTGGTGCGCTCGAACGGTGTGAGTGCATTGCGAGCTTCCGCTTCCTCGCGCTTCTGCTCCTTCTTCCTGCGCGCAATGCCCTTCCTCTTCGGATGCTTAGGATTTGCCTGAGACATCTTTTCTTCCTTTCGTTAGATTGCTTAGTAGAGTATTCGATTGGAGACGCTGTTTCCCGTAGTCAAGCGTGGATGGTCGAATACTCAATTAAACGATCTAGTCGCGGAGTGTTGATTCGATGTAGTAGCGGTACTTGTCGGCGTTCTGTGTTGTTACGTCCATGCTCATCGCGACTTCTTCGGCAAAATCGCTGACAAGTCTTTCGCTGATGGCAGTATCTTGGATGTACTCCGCGATTAGTTCCAGAAGCTGTTCTTTTTCTGCGTCTGTCATCATCACTTCCCCTCTTCGATGAGGACTTTGAGAGCTTCGTTGAGTTGATCCCGAGCCATCAATGCCGCTGTTGTGTCAGCCCCGTTGTACTTCGACAAAATCCTTATCATCACTTCGATTTCGTCGCGATACAGCGGAACCATCGCGACATTCCCATCGAGCTTTACTTCCTTGATGATCATTACTGCTCCCTTGCTTTATGCACGTAGAAACCTTGTGCAAGCTCGCTGTTGCCGCGTCCTGCCTTGAGCATGTTGCAAGCTGTCACGATTGCCCCGGTAAGATCGTGGCGCATCACGAAATCGCGACCGATCACGCGGTTAGGCGCATGCTCTGGCCCTCCGCTATACCACAGAATCTCGAAACGAATGTCTCCTTCGCGCGGCATCTAGAAACCTTCCCTTCTCGTGCTGAGAATCGTGATCTGGAGAACGTGAATCTTCGGGATCATGAGTTTCTTCCCGATGTCATCTCCGACTGTTCCCCTGATGTAGATGTACTCGTCGTCGGACTTGAGGTAAGTCCCAAAACGACTGTAACCATCTGACCTTTCGATCTGGATATCGTCTCCGGTCTTCATTTAATACCAGATGCTCCTCTCTGCTGCTTCCTTGCCGTTGTCATAGGCAAAGATTGCGAGCCTGCCGATTCTTTGTTCGGACAGGATCGGGATTCTCAGGATATCTTCCAATGCTTCGAAGATATCCTGATCTGACATATCAGGGAAGCGATCAGCAAGTTCAACCGCCTCTTCGATTACCTTGTCTTTCAACATCTTGCAACCTCCCGTTGATTGCTTGAGAGAACACAGTGTTATCTGTGCTCAGGTCAAACATTCAGCGAACCAAGTGACGCGTTCCATTCGATTCGATGATCACTTCGATGTAGTGGTGATAGTTGTAGTTCGACGGAATGCGGTACGTCAACACCACAGAACCTTCGGGGATTATTCCGAGGGTATCGTTCCAAAGTTCTGGCTCTTCCCAGATTTCAGCAGAGTTGCTGATGTTCGCGATTTCATGCCTCTGACTTCCTGTGAGTTGCACTTTAGTTTCCCTTCTTTTACGAAGTGGCGACACCAAATGCAATACCACTTCTTGTTGATCGATACCAGGACGAATGTTGGCTGATGACCGCAACCATCACACCAATTTTGCGGCGGGAGTGCCATCTCCCTACCTTTCGATGAAGTATTGCGTTGCTGCGGGCCATGCTTCGACGATCATGTTGCCGTCGCCATCGTAGATCAGGATGGAAGGCAACATGCAGACATGGAGGCCGTTGTTCTTGAGTTGGTTGTAGAAACCTTTTGCGAGTTCGTTCCCAACTCTTGCAGCGGTTTCGACATCGGGCATGTACATCGCGCTGATGATACGAGCCGCCGAAGCATCTCCATCATCGACGAGCTTGTCGTTCTCGTCACGCTTTCGTGCCTGGTACTTCACTTCCAGATCGAAGATCATGTTACTCCTTTCACATACTCGAAATGAATGCGTACACGAACAAGAGCAGGAATAGCAGCACGAAGATGCCGCACCCCAAACCACAGAGTCCTAGCCCTAGACCTGCTAGAGCCGCGGGGATCTTGTAAAGGTCGTTGAGTTCGGGGATTTTGTCGGGTTCGTTGGGCATTTGTTGTCTACTCTTTCCTAGTCGATGGTTTGCGTTTGCAGTTCTGGAAACAAAAGAGGATTCGCGCGTTTTTCGGAACTTTCGGTCGCAAGTATCTCGTACAGTTATACATACACACTCACACACGTATGCTATAGATACCTATAGACACTATTTCATTTGGCTTAGCCAAGCGGTTTCTGAGAATGGTGTCCATTAGTACCTACGTGTGCTATAGAGGCGTGTGGTGTTAAACTTGCCAGTGCAATCTGATTGTAGTATACTGTATCCGATTGGAATTGCAACCGGAAGGAACATAAAATGGCTCAGTATACCCTCTTTTTAGATCGCGATTTTGAAGAAATGATCGAAAAACATCATCCAAATCAAAAACGCCAGCCAATCATCAGAGAAGCTCTGCGTTATTGGTTCCTCCACTATTGGGAAGATCCAGATTTGGAAAATGCTCTCATTTCCCAGACTCTTCGGAGACTCCCTACCTGAAAAAAAAAACTTCCGCTCATTCCATCAGAGAATCTCTAGTCAAATCGAGAACTTCGATTTCGCTACAGACATCCTGTGGTGGTGGTCGGGTACCTACCCCCCGATATTCTCGGGGGGTAGGTTGTAATGCAGGATCTTCGCGATACCGCGCGAGTTAACGCGAGCCATCGCGCCATGCGGCGCGGATTCCAGCATCTCGCGCGTGACGTTCCCCGATACCGCGCGAACCTTCCGAGACTTCGCGTTACCGCTGACAACGCTAGAGCCGCGTTTCCGCTTACCCGCGCGGAAGCCTCCTGCTACCCCGCGGTAAGGATTCGTGACGTTGCCGTCATAGAATCCTTCTCCTTTGGCTCCCTGCGCGCGTTTTTTTGCACGTTTGCCCATTCTGTTCCCCCTTTCCGTTGACGTAGTGAAACCTCGCGCGGTAGAACAGTGTTACTGGACGGTAACCCGCACAACTTCGCGCGAGTCTGCCGATACTGCATCGTTCCCGTCCAGACGATCGATGTGGACGGATGCGCCGTTTGAGTGATGCGCCGCGAAGACTGCGCCCATCCGACGATTGGCGGGCGGATCGTAGGTCTTGATCGGGCGACCTTCGGCATCCTTCTCGCGCACCGTGACAGTCTTTGTCTTACCGTCGACTGTCACGGTTTCTTTCCGCGTCTGGTATTCGGGGACTTCGAAGGGGACACCGTCATACTTCAGGAGTGCGCGCTTCAATGCGCCGATGATGGCCGCGTCACGCTTGACGAACCCAACCGAACCCGTACCGCGGTCGATCAAGCTTGTGAGCCACATAAAAGCCTCACCTGCCGAACCCAAAGGTAGGGCAACGTAGTTTTCCAGGTCGATAGCCTCGACCGGAATGAGTGCTGACAGAAACGAACCCATGATGAAACCTCCCGTAGATCAAGTGATGTGTGAGTGATGGACGCGCGAGGCTTCACTAGGTCAAGAATCAGGGGTGAATGTTGAGGGTTGTAGCGGGGTGGCATCCGTAGATCACTTTCCCCTTTCGAGCGAATCCCTAGCGTCATCTCCCCTTCCCTAGCCTCACGTTCATCCTTCCCCACGTATCCGCGGGTACTCCGGATTCATCTCGGCTGGTTCGGCGATGCGACTAGATCATCGTTACCCCTAATTGGGTTCCGCGTGCCTGAGTCCCTGCATCCCTCCGCCTACCTTCTCCCCTGTACTCCTGATCCTCTAGCCGCGTTGTAGCCGCGGCACATTCCTGGATCTCTCACGAGAGATTCGGCAACGTTGCGCGACCCTTGCAATGGGTCACGCGTTGGGCAGGGGGCTATCCCTGGTTCCCTCCGGGGGTGCAATCGACGTTCATGGACACATCCTCTCTTGTCGCCCGACTTTGTCAAGCATACTTGACCACACAAGTAGCCGCAATTTGCGGGAATTTCCGCTATGGCGTGACATATGCCACTAACATCGGGGAGGCTAACGCGAGGCTAGCGGGAGGGATGCCTGCACACATACCCCTGTAACGTCATAGGAGCGATCCTAAGACGATCCTAGCGCGATATAAGGGAATCACCTTAGAAGGGTATCCATGGTCTAAGAATGGCTCCCACGAGCTTACAGGGCATTATGATTTTGGAAGCATTCTTTTGCCAGCACAAGTAATTTGCGGTGACTATCACCCTTTTCGAACGAAGTGTCATTTTGGACTCAATGTTTCGCCCTTTTCGAACGAAGTGTCATTTTG